TTAGCCCCTCCCATCCGATTTTGCAATAGCCGATTTCTGAAAAACGCCCTCGGCCATTTCTGAAATTGCGTTTCCAGACTGTTCTTCCACAGCCTTACCCGTGCCGGCGCGCATGCGTTTTTTCGTGGCTTCAAGAATGCGCTTATCCGTCTCCTTGGCGTAGCCCCGATAAGCTTTCGCCGTCTTGTGCTTCGATAGCACACGGCCTTGTCCTTCGGTCAGGCCCATCTCTTCCAACTCGGTCATGCCGCCATGCCGGCATTTGTCCAGGCTGAAGCCTTCGATACCGAGCTTATCCCCCGTCTCCCGGACTTCATGCGCCAGGAACGTGCCGTCGCCGAATAGCTGGCCGTTCTTCTTGCAGACGATCGACGTGCCATAGCGCGGCGTCTGCTTCAAAACCTCTTCGGCGTCCTGGTAGAGCAGCACCCTGACGCCGTTTTCATCCAGATATTCGAGTGGATGCGAAGCCGATTCGCCGTTCTTCCTGTGCTTGATCTGGATCTTGTCCGGATCAGAAGGACCGCGGTATCCGCTCCATGCAGCATAGCCGGCGCCGATCGACGAGGGGCGCATGAGCCATTCAAAGGCGAGCACCGCTGCGGCTGCCAATTCTCCCCGACCTTCCTTGATCGCTCCCAGCGCGAATCTGTAGACCGTCTCCCGGTCGACATAGCCCTTCACGGCTTTCTCACGCTTCTTCACCGTGACGCCATCCCAAGGGTTAGGCGTGTCCTTCCGGAATAGGTCCGGATGGTGCGGCTGCATGCGCTTCCACATTGCCTTGCAATACGTGATGACCTTCTCCGATGTCCGCGCCGCGCCATCGCCATAGAACGCGTGGTAGAGCTTCTCCGCCGTGCTGACGCCGATTTGATTGATCTTGGCATCACCGAAACGGAACAGGGGGCCGGTCGTGCCCGCCTTGATTTTCATGTCGCAGACGCGGTCCAGCACTCGGCGGTAATCCGGCCGGCTGAATTCCGAGACGCGTTCGAGGAAACTGTCATGCTTCAAGTAGGCGTTCACCAGCCATTCGACTGTGCCGTATTTCGTGAGGTCAGCCTCTTGGAACGGGTTGCGCTCTTTGCGCCAGTCGTCGAGGCGCTCATTCCAGACAGCGGCCGCCTCGTTCAATTCCTTCTGCGACAGATCGTGACCCAAGGTGGCGGATGTGTACGGAGCGCCCGCTTTTCGGAAGGCGGTCGGGCATGTCCAGAAATAGGAAATCGATCCGTTCTGCTTGCGCTTGAACGATGTATAGCGCGGCATGGCAACCGGAATCATCAAAGTGCCTCCGGGTCTCCGCCGGCGGCCACGGCCTCGGGATTGATAACCTTGTCCAGATCGGTCTTCCGCCATGCCCGGAATTTGCCTTTGCCGGTTCCTGTATCAATGAAGGGCCGAGGCCAGACCGTGCCGACCCGGCTCATGAAAGCATCTACCGTCCTCTCGCCAGCATAAGCCGCTGCGAGCTCGTCGCGTAAGACGGCCGGCCAGCATCCGGTGGGAATGACTGCGTGCTTGGTCATTTTATCCCCGCATTCCACCGTCGTCGTGGGATATCTTCGGGCGCTGGCGCTCGGCCGCGATCGCCTGGGCGATGACCAGCAGGATCTCGGAATGCGACATGGGCCGCAGGTTGCCAACGGCTTCTTCAGCAGCTCGGCGGATGTCGAAAGGCAAGCTTTCCCAAGCAGTGGTGATTGGGGAGGTGGTCATGGCGCGAAATATTCCTTACGTTGCGTCGACGCAGCCACATAGAGCGGGTGCCCGGGATGTCCTTCTGCCGTCAGCTTGAGAGCCGCCAGGTTGAAGAAATCAAGCCTCTCCGCTACTTCGCGGCCACGATCATGAAGGGAGCCGTGTGCCCCCCAGGCGCAAATGATCTTACGGGCGCTTTGTGCGATCGAGACAAGGTGCTTGTCGTTCTCAGGGCCGATCGGATCCGGATGGTCGTATAGGGCCTTCGGATCGGTGGAGCGAAGGGCGAAGAGGTTTCCAACGATCAAGCCACCGAAGCCCCAAGCCCTTGCGAAACCGATGCACCGGCGAATCGTCGGGTCATCTTGGCTGGCGTCCGCCGTGGACGGGTTCAGCATGAGGAAGGCGACCTTTGCCCTACCGCAGTCCCATTGCCGCTCCAGGCGGTAACGGTAGGCTCCGCATTCGGAAATGATAGCCGAGGACTTCGTCTCGGTTGCGAACATGTCGAGCGTATCGGTGCTCATACCTCGCCCCTCGACCGGAGTGCGCCGACTGAAGCCAAGCGCTGGTTGATGATGGCGGTGCACCTAACGATTGCCTCCGCCTCGTCGAAGTCGCAGAACACGCCCCAGAGGGCATTTGCGAGTTCGTGCGGGTCGATCCCCTTCGAGGCCCAGTAATCGCGCTCCGATCCGAGCTTGCCGGAGTGCTGCAGGTCATGTTCTGCGGGCGACAGGGGAAGCGCGAACCGGTCAGGGGCCTTTGTCCCTTTACCGCGCCCATATGCTCCGTGCCATTGGTTGGGATAGGAGACATGGGCGGCCTGGACGCCGTAGACGCCAGAGACCGCGCAAGGGAGGTGGTGAATAAATGCCAGATAAGCGGGCTTCTTCGCTGGCCTGCGCGCTGGCGTCGGATCGGGGCGGATGAAATTTGCGATGCGGGATGCCATCAGTGCTTGCCCTCCATACGAGCTTCGAGCTTGTCGAGCCGCTCAAAAAGGATGTCGATCTTGCTTTCCAGCCGCTCGGCGGCCGTCTCTGTCCCGTCGACGCAATGGCATTCTGCGTCGTCGCCATAGATGGTTCGGTTCCAGCAGCCCGGGACAAGGAACTTTCCGCCAGCACTTCTGGATCGCGTACCCATTTGCAGCGCGAGATCATGCCGCCCTCGCGATCTGGTCGATATTCTGCCTGATGACCGAGAAGGTGTAGGCGGCAACCCACGGGTTCGCTTCCCATGAGCCGGGGCCGTTGATGGCGTTCCAAAGCTCGGCGTAGCCTTGCCGGTAAATGCCCTTCCAATCAGGATTGAACGCCCGCGATAGTTTCGTGGAGCTGGAATACTGCTTGGCACCTTCAGCGATGGCCTCGGCCTCGCTGATGTCCTGCAGCCGTTCTACGTGAACATCGGTGACGATCAGAGTGACGCGAGAGGCCCAGCGCGGCATGTGGATGGAAGGAACCCGCTTGCCGCCATCGATATCGGGATTGTCGGTTCGGTAAGCGTTAAGCAGCCACCACTTCTCGCCTACATCCTCTGATACAGAGTGACGGTCACCAAGCGAGACTTTAAGCTCGTCTGCCTCATAGATGAGCGCTAAGGAGTCTGCCTCTACGTCATCGTAAGCGCTGACGTTCTCGCGAACCCAAAGCCGGTCGCCCGCATTTATGCGAGGCTCGAATACTTCCTCGAGGATGGCGCCGCCTCCGACTGCATTGGCGTTAAAGCGGAACGCTTTCGGGTACTGGTCATTCGCTTGAATGACGTTGATCTCGATTTCCCCGTCATAGTATCCGCTCGCGAAAGGCTGCGGCTTGATGATCCGCCGCGTCTGCGTCTTGCGCCCGTCGAGCAGCGCGCGGACCATCGGGCCGGAGAAGAGAATTGGGCGGTCGGTCATGCTGCGCTCCTGTCAAAGGAGACGTGCGTGCCGTCGGGGCAAACCATCTCAAGCTCATGAGGAACGCGACGGCATTCGGCCTCGGCTTCGGCGCGGGTGTAGCGGCCGGCGCCAGCCGTATCAGATGAGTAGCCAGCATATTGTGACCGGTAGTAAGCCTGGTTGTCGCGCGCCCAGATCATGTAGGTCTGCTCAGCGCCGAAAATGATCGTCTTCAGAACATGAGCGCGCTGATAGTCCATTCGCTTGACGGCGATCTGCAATTCCGCCTCGAGGCGATTGCGGCGCGCACGCTCGTTGTGCTTCGTACGGAGATCGACGGGAGCGGCAGTCAGCAGGTAAAAACAAGCTTCATTGAACAGTTTTCCGCCAGCAATGACCCACCACATGTTGTTGATGTTGTAGTAGGCGGTACCTCGGACGATGCGCCCTTTGCGATCGGCAAACCAAACCGTTTGGCCCTGCTCAAGAAGAGCGCCGTCTTTCGCCCTACGGTTAGAGTCGTAGGAGCAAACGGGGCGGCCCAACTCCTTGTCCTTATGCCAGCTCTCCGCGTACCTTTTTTCGATACGCTGCATAGCCGGTAGGTCCTGCTCATCGCGGCGCTCGACCTTCACAGGCGCGAGTGTTTTGAGCCATGCGGTGATGCGGCGGAACTCTAGTTCGACCCGCAGACGGTCAAGCTTCGCCATTCGCTTCAGCTTATTGAAGTCGTACCGCCTGCCGTTACGGTTCTCCTGTTTGGCCGTCGTCGACCAGAATTCGACCTTGACCGTCCTTCCGGCCAACTCGATCTCGCAACGAAGCGTCCCGCGCGCGCCGAGGCGATAGTTGTGGCTGATGCATCTATGGCGATGATGCACCTCGGGATTGCGACGGATGGACCAGCCACGGCTACGCATGCGCCGGATCAGTTCGGCGTAGACTTCGGAGCGGAGCGTCTCGTCCCGCGCGTCGTCCTGCCAGATGCCGAGGTGGGAGTCATGAATGTTGACGCTGATGGGCTTTCTCATGCCGCGCGCTCCTCGGCTAGGAAAGCCAGCGGATCGAAGCCGACGGTGTCAGCGATCAGCGCCATGGCCTGGTTCATGAATTCGCAGAACTCGGCATGCTCCATCTTGTCGAGAGCGATGCTGTCCGGAACGAGAGTGATTTCGCCGGTCCGCATGTTCACGACCTGCTCGCGGTAGCCGAGGGTCATCTTGATGTCGCGATGCAGGTTTTCGGCGCTCGACCACTTCTGAGTGACCTTGACCACCAGGCCAAGAGCCTTCCAGTAGGTGCGCAGCTGCCGATCAGATCGCGTGGTGACAGGCACGATCTCGAAGATTGAACCTTCCGGGATCGACGCCAATTTCTCGGCGTCGTCCTGCGTGTGGGCCCGGAGGCCGCGCGGCGTCATGATCGCCTGGATCAGCGGTGGCTTTTCCTTCTTCCGCATGATCAGCCACCGTTCAAAGGCGAAAGTTGCGCAAGCCGACGATTCTTGATGGCGAACGCAGCGTCGATCATGTCGGCGTGGCCGTTCGTTTCCAGCACGGCCGGGGCGTCGAAGTCGGTCCAGATCTCCTCGACCTCCACTTCATCCTTGGCGCCGGCGAGCGACGTTTCGAGCTGCTCCAGGAAGTCCCCAAGGTCGAAGGCCGGGTCATCCTCGACCGCAGGCTCGGCTTCAATGGTCTTCGATGCCTGTTCCGGCGGCGCTGGCGGTACCGGCGGCTTTGGAGGCTGGGCAGCCTTCGCCGGCGTGATGTCGCGCATCGTCTCGACTTCGTCGATCTCGCGCACCTCGAACTCGTCGCGGATGCCGCCGAGGACGTCGCCGAACAGTTCGCGAAGGCAAAAGCCGGCGGCACGCCACGCGAGCATGCGCTTAGGGAAGCGATACCAGGGACTATCGTTCGGCTTCGTTTCGTTCTTCTTGTCCCACTTGTTCCACTTCGTGACCATGGCCTCGGTCTGCCAGAGGCCGGCGCGGACAGCGTCATCCTGCGAGAACTCGACACGCTTCTCTTCGCCGGTGTCGTTCCGCTTCGCCTCGCAAAAGCCGACGAGCTTGCCGCCGATCTCGTCGCAGCCGGTGCGCAAATACTCGACGCGGCCAGACATGCGAACGACGTTGATCAGTCCGTCTCCGTAAAGCGCCGGCTTTCCATTGATGACCGTGAAGCTCCGAAGGCTGACCATCGGCTTCAAGCCGAGCTCGGCGCCGGACATGATGGCCACCGCAACCGCGCTTGCGGCATCGTCGCCGGTCAGCTTGCCGATGAGCGCCGACGGCGCGAGGCCGGAGGCGACGACCGCGCGCGCGACGCGGAACGTCTCTTCGAAGGTCTGGGGAACGATAGCCATGACGCTACCGCCAGCGGAAAGGGCGGGAATATGCGCGTTCATGCCTCTTCTCCTTCGACGGCTTCCGGCTCGACGAGGCGAACGATCGCCTTTTGCGCCATTTCGGAATTCGGTTTGATTGCCATGACCTCGACGGTGGTTTTGCCACGCGCCGTCTCCACGATGACCTTGTCGCCGACTGCGACGGTGAGGTCTCCGGGGATGAAGTAGTCGTAAGTCTTCTCGTCCTTCTGCCACTTGAATTTGACGGCGGCGACGAGGAGGGGTGTTGCTTCGATCATCAGGCGGCCCTCTGCTCTTCGATGCGCTCGACACCATCAACGTCGACACCGGCGCGGATTGCGCGGTTGGCGAGCGTCTCGACGAGCGCTTTCATTTCGGGGTGGTTGCCCAAGGCCTTCAGGGCCTTGTCGTAGTCGACGATGCGAGCCGATAGGAACGTGCGGAGGCTGACACGGGCACCGGTGCGGCCGGCCTGGGCGTTCTTCGCCTTTGCTGCCTGTTCCTGCTTGTCGGCTTCCTGTTGCAGGCGTTCCGCTGCGGCTTGCGCTGCAGTGTCGCTGGCGTCAGCCTTGGCGGCCATCTCCTCGGCCGCGCGGCGCTTTCGTTCGGCTTCGTCGCGTTCACGCTGCTGGCGCTCGTATTCAAGGCGCTGCTGCTCTTGCAAGAACGGCGTAACGTGCGCCTTAAGCTTCTTCGCAAGCGTGTCCGGATCCTCTTTGAGGCCGCGCCACTTGTTGTCGACGTTGCGGCCGGCATCGAGGTGCGGTTGCTTCTCGACCTTGTGCAGGTCGGTGGCCTTGTTCTTGATTGCCGTCAGCCGCTTCGACCAGATCGCGGCCTTATCAGCCTGATCCTGCGTCGTAACGGGCGTTTTCATGAACGCCTCGGCCTGTTCCTTCTCGGCCTCATACTCCAGCTTGAGGGCTTCGAACGGATCGGCCGGAAGATTGTGGCCGATGCCGGCGATCGGCGGCTCGTCATCCCAGCCGGCACCCTCGATGGCCTTCTGGTAGGCTTCGTAGCTCACCGGATGCGTGCGGCAGAAGTTCCAAGCGTCGGCTGCGTCGACCATGCGTTCGCCGCGCATCGCAAGCCAGCCGCCGGCCTCGTCGAGCCAGATCGCCACCGGTTCCCACTGGCCGCCCTTGAAGCGGGTGCGGTAATAGCCCTGCTGGGGAACGCCTTCATGCATCGGGCCGATGTTGCCGGCCAAGGCGTTCTGCCACCACGCCCAAGGATTGGTATCTGTCATTTCCATACGATTGACTCCTGGTTGATGATGGCTGCGCGCTGCATTGCGCTTTCGGTTCTGAGGAGCCCCACGGCCATGAGACCGAGGAGGGCGGCGAGGAGGATGAGGAAGGTTGCCGTTGTGGTGGTGGCCCTGTTGAACTGCTTGAGCGCTTCAAGATCGTCGTCGCGATCGACAGCGCAGCGGTTGCAGATGCAGCCGAACTCGGAGGCTGGGCAGGAGGGGCGGCTCATCACGCGACCCACCCCATAGCGGCATGGTCGCGGCGCTCGTCGTAAGCGCGGTCCGGATCAGGCGCGGAGCCTTCCCCAAGCGCGTTCTGGAAGAAGTCCTGCGCGTGGCTGTCGTTCTCGATCAGGGTGGCAATGGCCTCGAAGAGAGCCTTGTTGACGAGGCTCGGGAAGCCCCAGGCGCCGGTGCCCTTGCGGTCAAGCCGCTTGCCGCCGATCAGAACGACTTCATCGACATAGAACTCGCCATCGCCGTCGTGGACCAGCGTTGCGCTACCGTTGGCCATCAGGCCCTCGTCGCAGAGCTGAAGCTCTTCGAATTCATAGTCTACTGAGAAGCTGGTCATCATCGTTTTTCGTCTCCGGCAAGACCGTGAGTTGATGTCTTGATAGGGACTATAGGAAAATGCCTATTGTGGTGTCAATAGGGAAAATAGGAAATAGCCTATTAGGATTGGCGAATGTGATTTAGGGGGAGGCCTGAGGTGGCCGTCGTGAACGTTTCCGACCGCAACTGTGACTGGGCCGCCGGAATAACGAAGTATTATCCACGTGGGGAAAAAGTGACTGGGGCGCCCAGCGCCCAAAAGTGCGCCAAGTTGAACCAGGCGTCTTTGATGTCGGTAACTTTCGTAAACCACGCTTCGGGAGAACCCCAAAGAAGTGAGTGTATGATTGCTGTGGATTGTCAGAAAACTGTCTTAAAGGTTGAGCAACTTAGTGAATGGTTGCGAATAGTATGACAGTTTTCTGACAATCCCCATATATTCGCTCTTGCAAATATTGCTGTCGAAGTGTGCAACTGCCGCGCTAACGTGCACCGGTACTCCAATGTGGGAGACGGTTGCAGCGAGGCTTCAAATGCATGATCTCTTTAGTCCGAACCTTCCGCCCGAAGGGCTCCTTACAGGTCGTTTCCGCATCCATGCGGTTAAATCCGACACGATGGAGCCGGCGCTCCGCGGAGGGCGCGATTATGCGCTTCTTGCACCAGTAACTGCATATCAAGGCGAAGGTATTTACCTCCTCGACGATGGACTCGCCCTCGACCTTTACCGTGTCACCAACACACTGGAAAAAGGTGGTGCCCTTTCCCTGTCGCGAGAAAACCCGCGATACGGAACAAAGACGATCGACAGGGAGGAATTCAACGAAAGAGTTGTGGGCATTGTCGTGGCCGACATCCGGGTGCGGAGCGAGCGCTTTCTCGGAGGCCTATGATGGCCATTCAGACGGTAAATCTCCCGATGTAGCGGCCCACGATCTGTATCTCATCAAGAGTAAACTCGCGCTCTGAATGGCGCGGGTTATCTGAAATTATCTTCACAGTGATGGTTTCGGCGCCAGGACGTGACGTCACCTCGAGTCGCTTCACGACTACCCCGCCAAACTCATCAGCCAGTGCATAGATTCCATCGGGTGATGGAACCCGATGACGGGTATCGATGAAAACCACGTCGCCGTCGCCAATGGTCGGCGACATGGAATCCCCCTGAGCGGGGAAGGCGGCTACGTGGGACGCCTTGACGCCCATCCTTGAAAGCATCCACTCTGGAAGGCGCCAATGATCGCGAACGACTTCCTTGGAGAAGGTTATGCCGTTCTTGGTCGTGTGCTCCAGCGCAACGAACCCACCGGCGCCGAGGCCGGCGACAAGATCGATCTCCGGGATTTCGTCGCTCTTACTATCGCTGCTGGTAAGCGCCCTCGAAGGGGCCCCCAAATCCTCTTCCGGTAAGTCAAGGATCTCAGCCAGGCGAGAGCGCACATCCTCTTTCAGCTTGTTCGGCACATTCCTCTCCATGAACTGCTGGAGGTATGCCTGGTTCTTCCCGAGCTCTAGCGAGACCTCTTTGTAATTGAGGCCTCGTTCCTGCATCCGCTTCAGAATCGTTCGTCTTACCTGGTCCATGAAAAAATCACTGGCATAGGAATTGACAGGAAGCGACTAGGAATGTACCTATCCCGATAGTGATAGTCCTATTAGGAATGGTGAACGTGTCCGAGATCGACGCCTTCAAGGCCAGTGTGGAAACCTTCATGGCAGAGCGGAACATGACGCCGACGAACTTCGGCAAGCAGTTCGCCGGAGATCCGCTTTTCGTTTTCCAGTTGAGGGAAGGCCGCGAGCCGAGAATGCAGACGCGGCAGCGCATCCTTGAAGCGATGAATGCTGCAGAGGCGAGCGCAGCATGACCGGCTCAACCTTCCAGTTCGCGCAGATCTCGGCAGAACTGCCAAGCCATATTCTTCGGCATCCTGATCCGAACCGCGATCATCGCCTTGATCTGCCCGTCGCCGTTCCTGGACATGGCGCCAAACGAAATGCGGACGATGTCGTTCTCGTCGACTTCGAGCTCCGTGATCAGGTCGACGTAAAGGGCCGGCGCGCCTTCATCGAAAATGAAGACGGGCTCCTCAGGGGTTCCGAGCTTTCCGACACTGGGCATGCGACCTCCTACGGGTTTGGGGAATGGCGCGATCGTCGGTCCGTGATCGACGAGTGGAACAGGAGGGCAGGGCTATGACCTCCGACGCCCAGATCAAAGCCTTCATCGACCGCATCCTTCGCTTGAAGGAAGAGCAGGACACGATCGGCGAGGATATCCGCGACATCTACGCGGAAGCCAAATCCATGGGGTTCGACAAAACCGCCATGGGCAACGTCGTCGCTCATCTGCGGAAGGTCGCGAAGAAGGGCCATGACACCGTCGCGGAGCAGGGCGCCATCTTCGATTTGTACCTGTGCGCCTACGAGGGAAAATCCTCTCATGCGCCTGCGCCTGCCCGCGTACGAGAAAACATTGAACAATTTGACCCGACCACGGGCGAGATCATCGACGCTGATGTCAGCGCCAAGCTCGTCGAGACGATTGCTGCCGGCGTGCAGACGGAAGTCGGCCGCGCGGCTCTGATCGCGGCCGTCGACATCATGATCGCCCGTGAAGAGGAAGAGATCGCAACGAGCGCAGGAGGCGAAAGTGAAGAAGTAGCCATCAACGCCGTCGCAAGCGCGTCTGGCCCGGACGAAAAACGGGCAACCAATTCGCCTGAAGAGGCAAACGAGATGGACCGCGACGTGCTTCGAGGCGGCGAGATCGCCCATGCCGTGCCAGCGGAAAACGCCCGTAAGGCAGTCCCGGAAACGGAAGAGGGTAGCGTGAGCCATGCTGGAGCCGGTGAAAGCCCGGCGGCCAACTCCATCACCAAGCCGAAATCCGCTCTCCGGCCCAATTGCAGGAACCCGGAAGTGTGCAGCGGCTACGGCGACAAGCATTGCCATGGATGCACCGTCGCCATGCGCGAGAACGCGGAGGAAGTCGCATGAGCGATTACCTCCGGACATCAAAGACAGAAGACGCCACTGCGCAGCGAACCGTTGAGGGCAGGGTGAACCTTCCCCGTCTCCAGGTGCCGCGTGTCGACGTCTCGACTGCTGTCGCGGCCTTTGTCTCCAAGACCGAATTTCCGAAACGCTCTGATAGGAGGGCTGCATGACCTGGTCCGTTTTTATCGCCTGCACCGGCGTCGTTCTCTGGATGGCAGCTCTGACACTGGTCGTTCCTGGCTTCGTCGCGCGTGAGTTTCGCCGGAACGGCTACCGTTCAAAGGATTGAGCGCTTTCACCTCCTCCCGAGGCGCTCAACGCAGGTCCCGGTCCTCCTCCTCCCGATCGGGACCTGCAACTCTCAACCGGATGCGCTTGTTCGCCAGTCTCATGACTACGGCTTGAACAGCTTCTCCGAGAGGGATTGCCGGTGACGACGAGGGCGCGTCACCGGCGGCAGGACCGGACGTTGCGGCGGTGGTCCTGCGGAAAGGAAAGACTTGGGAGGGACCGGCAGCCGTTGGCGCGGCGCCGTCCTCTCCATCGGAAGTAATGCCTGTGCGCATCCGCGTCTCCTTCAACGAGATCAGTGATCGCACAGGGAGTTTCGGAAATGTCCGAAAAGGCTTCGGAGAAATCAGAAATGAGTACGGTTGAATTTTGTCAAAGAGCTTTGAGGGAGGAAATTGCGCCTCCCAGCGTCGGCGCAAAGCTGGAGCGTATCCGGCATGCGTCTCGCGTGCTTGGCTGGTCCTACAGCAGGACGAAAGACGCCTGGTACGCCGACCCCAGAATTTCAATCAAGCCAGAAGAACTGTTCCGCGTCGAGGCGGTCAGCGGTCTTCTCTATCACGCACGGCAGGAGATGCGGAAGAATGACGATGCAATCGAAAGGGCCACAGCCCTCCTTGGCGGCGAGGATACGCATCTCGTTCGCTCGATCGTTGCTGCGGTCCGCTCGGCGCTTGGCATACGCAATCGCGCCTGAACTCAGGGAAGAAGAGAGGGGCCGCGATGTTTAGGACTGACGTTTTCAACGACACCAGCGCCGATGCGCTCTTCGCTTCCACCTACGTCGGGGCGCCGATGATCGTTGACAGCTTCGCAGGTGGTGGCGGTGCATCGACCGGCATCGAAATGGCGCTAGGCCGCTCGCCCGACGTTGCGATCAATCACAATCGTGCCGCACTCGCGATGCACGCCGCCAACCACCCCGACACGATCCACCTGGACAGCAACATCTGGGATGTCTCGCCAACCAGCGTCACCAAAGGCCGCCATGTCGGTCTGCTTTGGGCCTCTCCTGACTGCAAGCACTTCTCGAAGGCAAAGGGCGGAAAGCCGCTCGATCGCAACATCCGGGATCTCGCATGGGTCGTCGTACGCTGGGCCGAAGAAGTGAAGCCCGATGTGATCCTCCTCGAAAACGTCGAGGAGTTTCAGACCTGGGGGCCTGTCTATGAGGACGGCAGCATCATTCAGGAACTTAAAGGGCAAACCTTCGAGGAGTGGGTGAAGCGTCTAAAGCGTGCTGGCTACAAGGTTCAGTGGCGGGAGCTGCGCGCCTGCGACTATGGCGCACCGACTATCCGCAAGCGGCTCTTTGTGGTCGCCAGGCGCGATAGCAAGCCCATCGTATGGCCGCAGCCTACCCATGGCGCCCCGACAGATCCCGCTGTCATCGCCGGCAAGAAGAAGCCGTGGCGGACGGCGGCGGAGATTATCGACTGGTCTCTGCCATGCCCTTCGATCTTCGACACGTCGAAAGAAATCAAGGCGAAGTACGGAGTTCGCGCAGTGCGTCCGCTCGCCGAGAACACGATGCGCCGTATCGCTATGGGCGTGAAGCGCTATGTCATCGACGCGAAAGAGCCATTCTTCGTTTCGGCCGCGCAGCACGGCGGCTCAACGCGTTCCGGTCTCTCGCCGTTGCACACGATCACGGCAAGCCCGAAAGACCAAAACCAGATCGTCGTGCCAACGCTGGTGCAGACCGGCTATGGTGAGCGGGAAGGGCAGCAGCCTCGCTGCCTCGACATTCACAAGCCACTCGGAACCGTTGTCGCAAGCGGCACGAAGCATGCATTGGTCGCGGCCTTCCTGGCGCAGTTCAACAACGATAAGCGGCGTGCCGGCGGGCTCAACCCTGGGCGGTCGGCGGGCGAACCGCTAAGCACTCTTACGGTGAGCGGCTCGCAGCAGCAGGTCGTCGCCTGCCACCTGATGAACATGAAAGGCAGCGACCGGCACGCGCAGGACATTCGCGAGCCCGTACCGATCTGTGCATCGACCACGCATGCGGCGCTCGTCGCCGCCTTCATGGTCAAGTATTACGGTTCTGCCGTCGGCCATCCCATCAACGAGCCGTTGCACACAGTGACGGTCGAGGACCGCGAAGCGCTGGTGACGGTGCAGATCGACGGTTCGGATTACTTCATCGCTGATATTGGCATGCGGATGCTGACGGAGCGCGAGAAGTTCCTCGCGCAAGGCTTCCCCGGTAATTACCGGATTGACTGCGAGGTGGACGGAAAACCTCTCACAACGACGCAGCAGGGCGCTTGTGTCGGCAATTCTGTTTCCCCAGATCTGGCCGAGGCGCTCGTCGCTGCCAACTGCAGCCACCTCGCAGTGTAGAGGGCGGCGGCATGACCGAATCCGACCTCATCCGCGAAGAAATCGCCGAGCTCGAAGCTCAGATCTTCCGCATCAAGGGCAGCATGAACCGGGCCGACAACGGCGTGAAGCTGCAGAAGCTTGCAGTAATCACTCGACTGCGTGACCGGTGCAATAAGTCTCTGGCTGCCCTCGAAAAGCGCGGGGCGGCAAAATGACGGTTGAAGTCCGCTCCATCCTCGACGGTCGCTGCACCATCCACGTTGGTGACTGCATCGAGGCCATGCGCCGAATGCCTTCCGGTTCGGTCGACTGTGTCGTCACTAGCCCGCCGTACTGGGGCCTGCGCGATTACGGCGTCGAAGGGCAGATTGGCCTCGAGCGCACACTCGGCGAGCACCTGGACGTCATGGTGTGCGTCTTCCGCGAGGTGTGGCGCATTCTCAAGCCGCAGGGGACACTTTGGCTGAACTACGGGGATTGCTATGCGGCACAGCCGAACGGTAAGAGCGCCGCGGATTACAAGGCTGACGGAACCGATGATCGTACCTTCCGCGACAAGCCGTTTTCGACGGTGGGCCCTATCCTCCAGCCGGATACACGCGGACCGCAACGCGCTGGAGCAAAAGAAGGTTACCGGCCCGATAGCGGTCGGACTATTCGCCCCGGTGGCTACCTAAAGCCCAAAGACCTTTGCATGATCCCCAACCGCCTGGCGATCGCGCTGCAGGATGATGGGTGGTGGGTGCGCTCCGAGATCATCTGGCACAAGCCGAACCCGATGCCCGAAAGCGTCTACGACCGGCCGACGACATCGCACGAGAAGGTTTTCCTCCTCACCAAGGGCGAAGATTATTTCTATGACCATGAGGCCATACGAGAGCCGGTGACCGGCGGGGCTCACGCTCGCAAGCCTGGTCCGAACAGCCGTGAGAACAAGGACCGTGTTCCTCGATCGAGAAAAGGCGGTACCGGAGTTGGTTGGGGAAGGCTCGACAAGGTGAACGCCGGTGAGCAGGATCGCGGACGTGACCGCATCGTTTCGAAGGTTGCCGACGAGAATGACCCGTTCCGAAAGTCAAAGCCTAGCTTTGCAGCGTCCACCGGGGATCTCGTCGAGACGCGCAACGCCCGCAACGTATGGACTATAGCGCCCAAGGCATTTCGCGAGGCTCACTTCGCCACATTCCCCCCGGCACTCGCCGAGCGTTGCATCAAGGCGGGCACCCCAAAGACCGTTTGCGGCTGCTGCGGCGTTGACAGCGGCTGCGGCCCGATCTGCGAAACCTTCGACCGTGTGCCCGGTACCGTCTTCGACCCGTTCGGAGGCGCCGGCACTGTCGGTCTCGTCGCCGAGCAGCTCGGCCTGCGCAGCATCCTGATCGAACTCAATCCCGAATATGCCGACATTGCCGTCCGCCGCATCGAAGGTGCGCAGAAGCCCGATGAGGTGGCCGCATGACCTTCCTCCAAGCCTACGCCAAGTATGGCCCCGACACGATGGCAATCGCCAAAGCCTTGGACATCAAGGAACACGAGGCAGACCGTCTCATCAATGCGCGATTGAACTGCAGCTACGCAGAGCGCCTTCATGCGCGCCGGGTCAAGAAGATCGCCTACGCCGGCAAAGAACCTTTTATGTCGGAGTGGGCGAGATGATTTCTGACCGCATTTCGGCCGCCGAGCTCCGCGCTATCCAGAAGGCAGATCAGCCCGAGCGGCCCTCGAAGTACCGCAACAAGAAGACGACGGTCGACGGCATCAAGTTCGACAGCAAGCGCGAAGCAGAGTTCTATTCGTCGCTGAAGCAATTGGAGCGCGCCGGCCAGGTCTACGAGGTCGAGCTCCAGAAGCCCTATGCGCTCACTGTCAATGGGCAGCTGGTCTGCACGTACAAGGCGGATTTTGCCTTCTATGACGCGATCCAGAAGCGCAACCGCGTAGTCGACGTCAAGGGCGTTGCGACTAAGGACTTCGTCATCAAGAAGAAGCTCATGCGCGCCGTCTTCGGCATCGACGTCGAGGTGGTGCGATGAGCCGGTGGATTCGCGTCCAGACCTCCATCTTCGATCACGAGGTGTTTGCCGCTGAGCCGTTCAGCGAGCGTGAGGCCTGGCTGTGGCTCATCTCCAAAGCGGCTTGGAAAGACACCGTGCACCGTATCGGCGCGGCTGTCATGCCTGTCCCTGCAGGGAGCCTTTTCGTGACCATCCGCGAGATGCAGGCGGCATGGAAATGGACCTCGACGCGGCGCGTTCACCAGTTCCTTGATCTGCTTTCCAGCCAGAACATGATTGAAACATGCTCTGAAACAGGAAAGACGCTCGTAACTGTCTGTAATTACAGCAAATACCAGAACGCTGAAACACATTCTGAAACGCTGGAAGGTGCTGAAGCGAAACAAAAACGAAACACAAAAGACACCAGTACACCAGACACCAATACATCCTCACTCCGTTCGGATGTTTGCCCGGAGGCGGAAAAATCCGCTCCGGCCTCGCCGACAGTGATCGAGCTTCCGACCGTCAATGGCGACATGGTTTCGATTTCCGAGGCGGATGTTGCCGAGTGGTCCGAAGCTTTCCCTGCCGTGAACGTTCGTCAGCAGCTCGCGGCAATGCGCTCGTGGCTTAACGCCAATCCCAAGAACCGCAAGACCGGCAAGGGCATGAAACGCTTCGTCGTCTCCTGGCTCACTCGTGACCAGGACCGCGGAGGAGGGCGCCAGCATCCGCAGGCCCAAGCGCCGCCCCGCCCGCAAAGCCCTTCCATGCAACGCCATCATGACATCCACGCAAGGCTGAAACGAGAACTCTACGGTGAACCAGATGAACAATTTGCCGGCCAAACTGTCGACCTTGCAGCAGGAGATTTCCGCTCTCACTGAGCAGCTTGCCCCGGCCGGTGCCGACGAAATCGGCCAGTGCATCGAAGGCCTCATGAGCGGCGGCATGCGGATCTCTGAAACGATCACTGCTGCAAACCCCGTCGAGGAATACCGCCTTTCCCTCCGCAACGTGCCGGTCCATGGGCTGCGCCGGGCCTACGTGAAGCTGAAGCGCGGCGAATACGAGAACATCAACAAGGCTTTCATTCCCCTTCCGGCGGAGCTTGCGGCCATGGCCAATGCCGAATGCCGTCTCATCCGCGAGGACCGGATTCGCAAGCAGGAGACTCTGAGGGCGATCGAGGACTCCGTCAGCCGAACGCTGCCCAGCTCTCATGGCCTCATGGACCTGCGCGTCACCCATCGTGAGCGCGCAATTGAGTTGGCGGAGAAGGGCTTCGTCAGGGTTGCCGAAGGTGTCGACCATCTGGAATTCGCCCAGCTCGCCAAATCTCGGGAACTGCCGGCCGGCTCCGTCCACCTGTGGGCAATCGACGAGGTCTGGTCGCCTATCGCCGTCCGCGTCAACCGCAGCAGGATCCAGACCAAGCTGAACGTCCAGCCTCCCACGGTATCTCCGGAGCGTGCTGACGAGCTCGCCCGCATGCTGGCGCTTCCCGATGCCAGCCAGGTCACCGCCGAGCAGATGGCATATCGCGGCAAGGTGAAATCCGACATCGAAGCGGCCGAGCCTGTCGAAGAGGAGCGGGCGGCATGACCATCCAGCACCGAACCGTCGACATCGAAGCAGCGGCGAAGCTCTGGAGGGACGATCTCTCCGCCTCCCAGATCGCCAAGCGCTTTGGCGTCAGCCGGAACGTCATTGTCGGACTGGCCTTCCGCAACCGCAGTCTGTTTCCGTGGCGCGGCGATGCTGGGAAGAAGACCCGCGCACCAGGCCCAGCGAAGACCGCGCGCCCTCGCAAGTGGGCGCCGGAACTGAAGCGGGAACCGGAGATCCCGGCGACCGCCTACGACGCCGAGCGGCTCCAATCCGCAAAGCTCCTCCACCACCTCATGGCCGGCGAATGCTGCTGGCCGCTTGGAAACGGCGGCCCGTACCTGTTCTGTGCGGAGGAAACAACGGGTCGCTACTGCCGAAACCACCATGCTCGGTCATTGCCGAAGAAGTACGAGGGAAAAGCATGAGCAGATCACGTTGGTACGCAATCAGGACGGCCCCGGGCTATCAGCGCATGGCGGCCGTCGACGAGCGCCTCCCGGAAAGCCGGCGCATGGAGTCGATCATCGAGAGGAACTGCCGCAAGGACGGCTTCGACATCTTCATGCCGTCGTTCTACAAGGAGTTGAAGCATCATCGGACGAACGAGATCATCCAGAAGCGGTTTCCGTTCCTCGTCGGCTATGCCTTCGTCAATCTGCCCAGGCTGAATTTCGAGGATCTGCGCAGGGTCGACGGCGTCATCTGCTTGCTGCGAGGAAGCATCGGCTACGGACCGCTCGAGTTTCCGGACGGCATGATTGAGGATCTGTACTTCGCAGAGCACGAGCGTCGGCAAGCCTTCCTCTACGAACAGCATTGCCGGCGAGAGAACTGGCGGCAAGAGCGCGTCCAGCATCTGCGCGGACAGCTTCGCAAGATCCTCCCGAAGGGCAGAAAGGCTCGCGTCTCGATGGTCGATCAAGCCGAGATGGCTATAGATTCGCTGAGCCCTCAGATCAAAGAGCGGGTGCAGAAAATTATCAGTGAATTGAACGGTCTCACCAGCGATGTAGAGGTTGAAAATCTCCGCCAAGCTGTATAGATTTTCTGCAGTGATTTGCGGTTGTCACAGTTGCGGACCTCACAGAGGGAATACTCGCCGGACCGCTGCCGAAACCATCACATTCGGCGCATAGAAGAAATGCGCCCAAAATCCTGAAATTTGAATTGCCCGGTAGTGCTGCTGGAAAATGCAGATAGACCCCGACTGGGCAAGCGCGACCACCCGATAACCGCCGTCTATGCGGTAGGGTGGTCGCCTTCATAACTAGCCGCGAGTGCACAAACCTATCAGCTTCGTCGAGATTTGTTCCGGGGTTCCAGTGAGCGGCACGGATTCCCCGAGAATCCGGTAGCAAGTTTCAAGATCATTCTCCTTTGAGTGCACCGCAGCGCTGAGGACGATGAACCCCACTACAATCGAGGCGGCCAAGATCGTCGTCTGTTGCACGGTCATTTATCCGCTTGTCCGTTTACGCGGCCAACTTCTTTAAGCCAGAACGCGTCGGCTTCGGCTTGACTGCGAAAAGGTCTCTCTTGCCGAGGAATGCCATCGGCATTCAATGTGACCACCACCCAATACTCGCCGCGCTGTTCTTTCCCCACAGACGGCTTTGGCTTCCCGAACTCGCTCACTCTTTCCTCCATAAGTTGGCTGGAGGGGGAGCGTAGCAATCTGCAATGTCACGTTGCAAGGGATGCGTGGCATCCTCGTGTCGGCGTAGAGCAGCCCGGTAGCTCGCCAGCCTCATAAGCTGGAGGTCGCAAGTTCGAATCTTGCCGCCGCAACCAGATCCGCGCCCGGCGGTACCGGGCTCAACCAAGGAGAAGGCCGATGACGGCACGAGTACGCGCGAAATTCATGTGCAGCGGCAAGGAAGGAACGACCGTGTTCCTTCACACCGTCTATGCCGAAGATATCCAGTCCGAGGACGGGCGCTTCACGAAGGCTACCCCTTGGGGAGAGCTTCGGATGAACGTCGATAACCCCGACGCCGCCATCCAGTTCGAGCCTGGCAAGTCGTATTACCTCGATTTCACGCCGGCCGAGTGATCAATAGCCCCGCAGCCGTAACAGGTCGCGGGGCTTTCCCTTGAGGAGACCAGGATGACCCGCTACGAAATGAAGCGCTTCAATGTGGCTTCTGCGTCGGTCGCGGAGTTGATCCGTCTCGTCGCAGAGATCGAGGCCCTCAAGGGCGCCTCTCTTTCCGGGCCGATCGAGGAAAACCTGCTGGTCGCGGCCATGTCCGAGTTAGATCGACGGCTCAGCCCCGCGCCATAGCTTATTCGGGCTGCTTCACGGCGCTTATGAAGTTCGGCGAAGTCACATTGATGATGGCGCCGATGATAGGCTGGCCCTCAGGATCTGCAACGAGCGCAAAGGAATACCCGTCCTCAGTATCTGCAGCCTCGCCTCTCACGGCAGGCGTATCTTCCAGTTTGATGAGCGGGTGCTCGTAGCTCTCTATCGTACCCCAGAACAGCACTTCGTCGCCCGCTTCAAGCATCCGGAATTCGTATTTCTCGCCAACTTCAAACATTCGTCCCTCCAAAGGTGTAGTCCATGCCGGTCCTAAAGAACGCACGGCACGAGAAGTTCGCGCAGGACCTTGCCAAAGGCAAGACAGCAGATGACGCGTATGCGGAGGCAGGCTTCAAGCCTGACCGTGGGAACGCTTCGCGATTACAGCAGAAAGACAACATCAGACAACGCGTCGCCGAGCTTCTCGAATGGGAGCAGACGGTAGAGCGAAAGGCCACCGAGAAGGCCATAGACAAGCTGGCCATCACGAAAGAACGTGTCCTGGCAGAGCTAGCCAAGATCGGGTTCGCCGACATCCGCAAGGCGATCAAATGGCAAGGCACGCTGGTGACCGAAGAGGATAACCCGGACGGCGGTGATGTCCTCGTGATCAAGAATGTCGTCACGAACAACGTCCAGCTGATTTCCAGCGACGAGATCGACGACGACACAGCCGCGGCAATTGCCGAGATCAGCCAGAATTCGACCGGCGGCATCAAGGTCAAGTTTCACGACAAGAAGGGCGCGCTCGTGGATATCGGGAAGCACCTTGGCATGTTCGTTGAGCGGCACGAGCACTCCGGACCTGACGGCGCCCCGATACAGACCGAGACAAGAACATGGCGGGAAGTGCTGCGCAGCGAAAAGAGCTAGACGCCACCACCCATCTCACCAACCCCGCGCTTCACGACTTTTGGGAAGAGGTCTTCCTCGGGCAGGCAGACATCGCGGTTCTCCACGGTGGACGCTCAAGCTCAAAGACACGAGACACGGCGTGCCAGTTGATGCGCCTGGTCGACCATGTCGGAGTAAGGATGCGGGTTCTCTGCATCCGCCGCTTCCAAAACCGCATTCAGGATTCGGTTTATACCGAACTGAAATGGGCGATCGCTCATCTCGGGCTTCAAAAAGCCTACGACGTCCAGAAGACGACGATCATTCATCGCCGGACCGGCGCGGAGTTCATCTTCTACGGCATCGAGCGGAACCTCGAGGACATCAAGGGCACGTCCGACGTCGACATCCTCTGGGTGGAAGAAGCCGAAAAGCTGACCGAGGAGCAATGGACGGTCATAGGGCCGACCATCCGCAAAGAGGACAGCCTGGCGATCCTGCTGTTCAACCCGAAGTTCGTCACCGACTACGTCTGGAAGAACTTCGTCGTCAACGTCCCGCCGCACTGCATCGTGCGCAGGATCAACTACACCGAGAACCCGTTCCTGTCGGCCAAGGCGTTGCGCGACATCGCAGCGATGCAGGAACGGAACCCGGAATTGTTCGAGCACGTCTATGGCGGCGTGCCTTTGGGCGATAGCGAGCTTTCGATCTTCAAGCGCCGCTGGCTGGATGCCTGCGTCGACGCTCACAAGGTTCTGAAGGTCAGCCTCACCGGCCGCAACATCATCGGCTTCGACCCTGCCGACGACGGCGAGGACAAGAGCGCGACCGCGGATAAGATCGATGGCGTCTTCGTTGACGCCGAAGACTGGTCATCCGGAAAAGATGAGCTGGTCCAGAATGCCAAGAAGGTGTGGGCCAAAGCGAAGCATGCTGGCGCCACCGTCTCGTATGACACGATCGGTGTCGGCGCCTTTGTCGGCGGCTACATCGACGAGCAGAACGAGGTGAACGGCTCCGAAGTCGAGCACTACGCTTTCCACGCCGGCGGCGCGGTCATGGACCCGGACAAGCCGAGCGATGCGCTGAACGACAACAGCCCGCTCAACAAGGACGAATACCTGAACCTCAAGGCGCAGTCCTGGGCCAACACAGCCCGCAAGGCGATGCTGACGTTCAACGCAGTGACGAGAGGGCAGACGATCAAGCCAGAGGACGTCCTGTCCTTCTCATCGCAAATGGGCGCGGAGAAGTTGGACGCGCTCTTCACAGAGCTTTGCGTTCCTTGGTGGGTCGAGAGCGAAGGCAAGAAGCGGGTCGTTCCGAAGGCCAAGCTCAAGAAGGACTTGGGCATCAAATCTCACAACCTCGCTGATGCGGTTATCGCAGCGGACAACGTGAATATCGCCGTCGCCCCCGCCGCCGTCATGTTCCTGACTAAGAGGCACCGATGAACAAAGTAGTCAGCCTGGCGAATTACGCCCAGCGGCGCCTCAGCAGCATGTTCCCTGCCTTCTTCGCTAACGGGAACACGAAGCATGATCACTACAAGGATTTCGGCTACCCGGAGACGTTGAGCTTCACTCAGCTCTACCGGATGTACTGCCGGAACGGTGTGGCAGCTGCCGGCGTCGACAAGACAGTCCTGAAAACGTGGCAGGAGAACCCGTTTCTGCTCGAGAAGGAGCGGGACGGCTCGCAGTCTGGCGAAGACGACGAAACGACGCTGGAGAAGGAAATCCGCCAGCGCTTCGACGATCTGCGCCTTTGGGCGCGCCTTGCCGAGGCCGACCGCATGTCGATGGTGGGCGCCTATGCTGGCATCATCCTTCGTGTTGCTGACAGCAAGCGGTTCGACCAACCCGTCGACCGCGTCAGTGGCGGCCTCAATGGCCTCGTCGAAATCATACCGGCATGGGAAGGGCAGTTGCAGGTTTCGCAGTGGGATACGGACGAGACGTCCGAAACCTACGGGCAGCCGAAGATGTACCAGTTCAACGAATCGGCTGTCGACACCACGATCAAGCAGCCTCGCAACCTCGTCATCCACCCCGACCGCGTCATCATCTGGTCGAAGGATGGCACGGTTCACGGCTCGTCGGCGCTGGAACCTGGCTACAATTCCCTCACCGACATGGAGAAGGTCCGCGGCGCCGGCGGCGAGGGGTTCTGGAAGAACGCCAAGTCCGCGCCCGTGCTCGAGGTCGATAAGGAAGCCAAGATCGACATGATGGCTAAGGCCATGGGCGTTTCGATCGAAGACCTTGCCGACAAGATGAACGAGCAGGTGGCTGAATATAACGCCGGCTTCGACCAGCTGCTCATGATCATGGGCATGCAGGCCAAGCAGCTCAACGTGACGTTGCCGTCGCCCGAGCATTTCTATGCCATCGCCCTGCAGGATTTCGCCGCATCCATGAACATGCCGGTGAAGATCCTTGTCGGGATGCAGACCGGCGAGCGCGCCAGCCAGGAAGACGCTAGCGAGTGGGCGCAGACGAACATGTCGCGTCGGGCCAACCAGACGGTCCCGAACATCATGTCGCTGGTCAATCGTTTGGAGCGGTTCGGCGTTCTGCCCGAGAGGGATTGGTATCTCGATTGGACCGATCTGACCGAAAGCTCGATGTCGGAGAAGATCGAGCGCGCCAGCAAGATGGCGGAGACCAACCAGAAAATGGGCACCGGCGTCATCGTCTTCACCGACGAGGAGATCCGCGCAGTCGTTGGTTACGAGCCGTTGTCGGATGCGGAAAAGTTCGCAAACGAGCCGACGGACGATGAAACCCGCGATGCTCTCGGCACCAAACCAAAGGACACCGTAGAATGAAGCACGTCCGCGTCAACGTTCGCAGCGTTGCGAACACGAAGGCTGTCCGGAAGGAAAAGCGTAACGGTCGCGATGTCGTTATCGTCCCCAGCGCCACGCTGCCCGACGACATCATTATGAATGGTATTCGCTACCCGGCCGACGAGATTGGGAAGAGCTTCGCCGGCCTCAATCGTACGCCGGCGCCGCTCGGTCACCCGATGATCAACGGCAAGTTCGTCTCGGCCCGCGATCCAGAGGGGATCAACGTCGGCTACATCGGCGCATGGAATGAGAACGTCCGTCGCGAGAACGGCCGCGTCTTCCTCGACAAGGTCATCGACATCGAGGTCGCCAACCGGTCGCCAGGCGGCAAGGAAGTCCTTGCCGCGATCGAGAAGGGCGAGCCGGTCCACACCTCCACCGGCCTGCTTGCCAACCTTGAGGCCGTTGCCAACGCCTCAGACCACAAACACATCGCTCGCAATATCGAGTTCGACCATGACGCCATCCTCCTCGGTGAGGTCGGCGCGGCCACGCCTGACCAGGGCGTCGGCATGCTGGTGAACGCCCAAGGCGAGCAAACGGAAATCGAGGTCATCAACTCCGCCATTCAAGAGGCAGAGCGTGACATCGATTGGGCGATGGATTCACTCGCCCGAGCCCTTGAGAAGCGCCAGAGGGCGGGTCTCTTGGACAAACTGAAAGCCGCGATCCTGGAAGCCCTTGGCATTTCCGAGCGGGAACCCACCACGAACACGAAGGACACTGAGATGCCTGTCACTGACGAGCAGTTCACTGCGCTTTCCGCGAAGGTCGATGCCCTCTCGGAAGGCTTCAACAAGATCGGGGAGACCGTCACCAACGCCGTCATGGCTGCGGTGAAGCCGATCACCGACTCCCATGCGGAGATGGTCGCCAACCAAAAGGCTAAGGACGACGCCGAACACGCCGACCTGGTCACCAAGATCGTCAAGGCCAACGTCCTCGATGAGGAAACGGCCAAGGCAACCCCGCTCAACACGCTGCGCGCTCTCGCCAAGACGGCCGAGCCAGGCAAGGCGGCTCCGCTGAACCCGGCCTTCAAGGCCAACAGCGGCGACAAGCCCGCCTTCAAGCTGCCGAAGGGAGACTAACCCATGGCCCGCTATAATAAGATCTTCCTCGGCCCGGTCGAAAAAACCAAGCCGCAGGTCAAGGAACTGCTCGCCGCCGCCGCTCTCAAGCCCGGTCGCATCGCAGTCATCACCTCCGGCAAGTTCGCGCTTGCCGCCGCGACTACGGTCGGCAAGGTCTGGCTCATCCAGGACAACTATCTTGCCATGAAGTCCGTCGATACGGACTGGGCGCAGGATAGCACCGCCATCGGCATCGAGATGGAAGACGACCACCTCTATGCCGCCCGCATCGCCACCGGCGTCAACGTCACGGCGATCGGCACCCCGCTGACCCCCGGTGCGAACGGTACGCTCGCCATCGCGGCTCTCTCGGATCTCGTCGTCGCTTACTCCGACGAGGTCTACAACAACAACACCGGCAGTGAACAGCTCCTCCGCATCCGGCCCGCCGGAAGCCAGAGCTACCTGTCTGCTGCATCGTAAGGGGGAATCCAGATGCGCTATTTTGACGAACAGCTCGTCACGAATTCCCGACCGCACTCGGTGTGGTGGAATGAGGTGTCGATGGCTCGTGAGCACTTCCACCGTTCGGAAGAAGTGCTGGCGAACCTCACCGCCGAGTTCATGGGCAACGCGGCTTCGATCCTCCCGCGTGATGCGTGGCTGGATCTCGACGGTATTACCCGTCGCATTATGCGTGCGGACGAAGGTCAGGTCTGGATGGCCGACCTGATGCCGCTGGCAAAGGCGGTGAATATCGGCAAGCTCGTCCACCTGAACCGCGTGTCTTCGGACGCCGGTCGCGTGGTCCGGTCCATGTCCGGCCAGGTACCGGTGACCATGGATAAGGTCACCTACGACTACCGCGGCACTCCGGTCCCGATCTTCTCCACGGCCTACGGTCGCGAGTGGCGGGAATGGAATACGCTGCAGTCGGAGAACTTCGACGCACTGTCGGATGACCAGGAAGCCCACACCGCCAAGATCCGTCGCGACATGGCCCTTTATGCCCTCGACGGCGACTCCTCGATCGTTTTCGAAGGCTACACGGCCTACGGCATCCGCACTTCTCCTTACTCCAAGGTCATCAACCTCGGTTCGGCTGTCGGAGGCGCCAACATCGATCTCACCACGGCTACCGCCGACCAGATCGATGCGTTCTTCTCGGGCCCGTTCGGCGCCATGCTGGATGCGAACCTGATCACGGGCAAGGTGAACCTCTACATCTCGCCTGAGATCGCCCGCGCGTGGGACAAGGCTTACTCCGCCGCCGCCGGCTTCAAGCCGGGCACCATCCTGGAGTTCGTCGCCAAGAACCGCCGCATTAACAAGATCGAGGTGTCCTTCGAGCTCTCGGGCAACCAGTTCTTTGGCTTTGTCCCGTCGGCCGATTTCATCCGGCCGCTTGTCGGCATGGCCGTGAACACGACCGCGATCACCCGTACCAACCCGACCGACAACTATCAGTTCCTCATCATGGGGGCGATGGGCATCGAGATCCGGGCGGACATCAACGGCAAGTCCGGCGTGTTCTACTCGACCGACATCGACTGATCCTCATAGCCCCGCCATTCCGCGGGGCTTCCCCCTCAATTGGAGAACATCCGATGAAAATCCGCATCACACGCGGCGGCATCTTCGGCAAGGACGGCGAGATTGCCGTCGGTACCGAGCTTGACGTCAAGGAAGAGCCGAAGGGCTGGGCCGGCCGGTATGAGGTCATTTCCGGCGGCGGCGGCAAGAACAAGGAAGCAGTCAGCGGCGATGGTGGCGGCGAACCCAAGACAGCGGCCGAGGTCCTGAAGATGGCGACCGACGGCAGCCAGTTCATGGCGTTCAAGGCCGCAGCGACCAAGCTGCTCGGCGACAAGACGCCGGCCAACAAGGCGGACATCGTTGCCGCCCTCGAAGACCTGGCAACTCAGCCGTAAGGGACAATCATGGCAGGCTATGGTGACGACGCCACGTTTCAGACGTGGCTGACAGAGAACGGCTACACGCTGCCATCTGGCGCGCCGTCGCCTGCCGTCCTCCGCAATCGCGGGAGTCAGTATATCGATGCGGTATACGGCTCCCGTTTCGTTGGTAGCGTTGCAGACACGTTGCATGAGCGTTGCTGGCCGCGCGAGGGCGCGATCGTCAGCGGCAAGCTGATCCCGTCCGACGTGGTACCGACCGCCGTCATTCACGCATCGTTCTATGCTGCCTACCAGGAAGCGACGAAGCCGGGCAGCCTTTCGGTTGTCGGATCAGGCGCTACCCGCGTGAAGCGGAAGAAGGTAGGCCAGCTCGAGGTCGAGTATCAGAGCACGTCCAGCGAGAGCGAGACCGGCGCCGACCTCACACCCATCATTTCAGTCGTAGACGGTATGCTGGCGCCTTTCCTGCGCGACGACAGCCTTGTCTGCCTCGGTATTCTCTCGGTTGGTTGCTAATGGCTACGTTCGACTATGCCGACATGCAGGCGACTGCGCACGAGCTCATCGAGGAGTTCGGGCAGGCCGGCGTCATCACGCGACTTGAGCCGCCGGACCCGGTTTATGGCGGCGATCCCGTCCCGACGCCTTACCCGGCCACGCTGGTGCCGATGGCCTACGAGGCCCGCTACATCGACGGAACGGTCATCCAGACCGGCGACATGCAGATTTACATATCGGCGGTCGGTCTGCCGATCGAGCCGACTGTCGGCGACGTCGTCACCGCCAACAGCTCGGATTACGCCATCGTTGCTGGCGACCCCAACAAATATGACGGCATCACGCCGGTGGTTTTCATCGTGCATGGGAGACTGGCACAGTGAGTATGCGTTTTGCCAGCGCGTGGTCCTTCTCGAAGGACCGCCCCGCGATGCACAACCTGATCTCACGGCAGGTAGGCAACAAACATGTAGACGTAGACGCAGACCAGGATGAGTAATGCGGTACCGACGATGATCGGAGCCGAGTACTTCTTCATTGAGCCAGCCTCAGTGTATTAGCGGAGCCTTCTATAGCATGGCTGGCACGTCTCCCTGAGCGATTTCGGAGCCAAGAAGCGGCCATTACTCCGCCTTCGAAGATATTCGCCGTCCTGGTCGACCTCTACGGACGTGAGATCGCGCCGACAAGGTCGCCAAGGAAGTGATCAAACCCGGTGTCGGCCCGAAGGTCGACTTGCCTAACTTGGTGAAAGGAAACGCCATGAAAATCCGCTTTGTGAAGGACTATCCAGGCCACGTCGTCGGCGACGTCGTCGATGCCTCCGAACTCTCTGGCGGCCTCGCTCAAGGGCTGATCAATCTCGGCATCGCCGAGAAGATGCCCGAGGAGAAGGTTGCCGCGAAGAAGGGCGACAAGGAATGAACCGGCGCTCGTTTCTCGGCTTTGCCGTCTGCGGCGCCGTAGCTGCTCCCGCGGCCATTCTCGTCGGTGAGCGCGTGGAGGGCTTTCCGAAGCCTTCCGCCATGCCCGCAACAGACGTCGCCCTCCGTCAAGCCCAACAGGTCAGCGTCATGGTCACGGGCGCTGATGGTGACGCGCGTATTCGTCGGCTTGTGCAGGAAGGTGTCCAGAAGGCGCTTTCCGAGCAGCGGACCTTTGCCCATCGTAAGGGGCGATAAGCCTTGGCCTCTCTTCGGCAGCAGCTCGACGCCCTCATCGAGGAGCTTTCCCCTGCTATGGAGAAGGCCTTTCGCGAGGCGATCGAGGACGTCAAATCCGAGATCGTCTTGAAAGAGGTTGTCGAGCGGCTTGAACGCCGAGACGTGGAAGGCGCCATTGCGGCGCTTCACATCGACCCGGCCGCGTTCAGGTCTCTATCTGAGGCGGTACGGCAGGCATTCAATCAGGGCGGGGTTCTCGTTACCGAGTTCATGCCACGGCTCCGCGATCCTCTTGGCGGCCGCGTCGTGTTTCGCTGGGATGTGCAGAACCAGCGTGCCGAGCAGATCATCCGCGAAGCTTCGTCGACGCTGATCACGTACGTCACCGAAGACACGAAGCAGATGGCCCGGGAGCGGATCGAAGCAGGCTATGCCAAGGGGCAGGGGCCGAACACGATTGCGCTCGACATCGCCGGCCGCGTGAACCGGGTCACCGGGCGCCGTGAGGGCGGTTTGCTGGGCATGACGTCGCAGCTTGCCCGCACGGTCGAGAACGCGCGCACGGCGCTGCTCTCGGGCGACGTAGAGGGCATGAAGCACTACCTGACGCTGACGCGCCGGGATAAGCGCTTCGATCGGCAGGTCGCCAAGGCAATCCGCGTGGGCAGGTCGCTTCCGGCCGACGCCGTCCAGAAGATCACCGGCCGTCTGGCGGACCGCTATGTGCAGCTCCGGGCCCAGACGATCGCGCGCACGGAAACGCAGTCATCGGTCCACGCTGCCAAGCATGAAGCCTATCAGCAGGGACTGGACCGCGCCGGCCGCGATGCCAGCATGGTCACCCGTCGGTGGCGTGCGGTCGGCGACGGCCGTGTTCGTCACACGCATCAGGTCCTGAATGCTGAAGAGGTGACGGGCATGGACTTGCCGTTTCAATCTCCCTCGGGGGCTATGATGCGCTTCCCAGGCGATACCAGTCTCGGCGCCGGCGCGGCAGAGATCATCGGCTGCCGCTGCCACGTCGAATATAACTTCGACTTTGCCGAGGAATACGCGAGATCGCGAGGCCGATAATGGCTGAGAACAATCGGAGCTTCGCCGCGCAGGTGTCCGAATGGGTGCAGGCGGAGAAGGAGCGCGAAGCGGCCGTCTTGCGCACGGCTGCGCAGATGGTGGCGAACAACGTTCGGACATCGGTTGCGGAGGGCGGACGCATTCCGGTCAACACCGGAAACCTGAAGAACTCGCTTATGGCATCGACTTCGACAATGCCGCGCGTTGACGAGGGCGAGAGGGAATATCCCGATCAGAGCGGAGAGATCGAACTCATCATCTCCAATCTCGATGTTGGCGAGACGCTCTATCTCGGATTTCAGGCCGCCTATGGTCCCCGCATGAATTACGGCTTCGTCGGGCAGGACAGCCTCGGCCGCGTCTACAATCAGCAGGGGTTCGGCTTTGTTGATGCCGAGGCTCAGACCTGGCCGCAAACGGTCAAGGAAGCTGAGGCGAAGGTTCGCGGTCGCTTTGAAGCGGGTCCGAGTCCTCGGACATGATGAGCAGCGCACGCTGCAGGATGTCCAGATCGCGGATCGCGGCGGACAGCACCTGCCGGCCGTTCTCGGTCTCAACCGTCTTATTGAGAAGCAGCGACAACGCTTCGTGCAAGAGGTCATACACCTCGGTATCGCTGAGTGCTTTGTCGGCCATAGACCTAGAGGTAACAGATGGCTGATACGGTGGAAATGAAAATCTATCAGGCGCTGCTGCTTCGAGCCCAGGCGTTTGCCCCGCCGGCCGGTGTGGCCATCGTCCTGCCTGGGGTGCCTTTCGCGCCGACAGCACAGAGCAAGTTCGTTTCGGTCGAGGTTCACTTCAATCGCTCGATCGAGACCGACCTGTCGCTTGTCATGGACCCGATCCGGCAAGGCTTTGTGCGCACCAACGTCATGTGGCCGAAGGGTTCCGCGATCGTCGACGGATACAATCTCGCGGGCCAGCTTCGCGCGCACTTCCGCCGTGGCACAAAGCTGTTCCGGACCGACACGCAAGTCCGCATCGACGAGGATCCGGAAATCGGCGTCCTCGTAACAGGGGATACCCACCACAACATACCCGTCACCACCCGGTGGCGTTGCTACCCGCAAGTTCCGGCCTGATTGGCCTGCCGTTCCTGCGCCTTCGGCAAGCGCAATCAGACAGAAAGGAATGAGCTATGGCTCAGCTTTACCCGGTCGCCGGTGCGAAAATCTATATCGGCGCAGCCGTCAATGACGTTCCCGACGATGCAGACATTGTCGAATCCCTGTTCACCTCGGTGACCTTCACCGAAATCAAGGGATGGCAGACGATGGGGGCCATCGGCGACGCTGCGGCACTGATCACCGAGTCCATCATCTCCTCGGGTCGCGACCTGAAGGCGAAGGGCACGCGCAATGCGGGCTCGATGCAGAACAACTTCATCATCCTGCCGAATGACGCCGGCCAGATCGCGATGATCGCTGCCGAGGCGACCGACTATAACTACCCGTTCAAGCTCGCCTTCGACGACGCACCTCCGGCAAAGACGTCGACTGTGACGATGACGGTCGCATCTCCCGGCGTTATCTCGTGGGCCGCGCATGGCCTTGCAGCCGGCACTCCCGTCAAGTTTTCGACGACCGGCGCACTGCCGACCGGGCTTACGGCAGGCACCACGTATTATGTCGTCAACCCGAGCACAAACGACTTTCAGGTCGCGGCGACGCCTGGCGGTGCAGCGATCGCCACAACCGGCACGCAGTCGGGCACCCATACCGCCACGACCGCGCCGACGGGAACGACGAAGTACTTCTACGGCATCGTCATGACCGCCCAGGAGAACGGCGGCGGCGCCAACACGGCTCGCCTGCTGCAGGGCAATGTCGAAATCAACAGCGCTGTTCTGACGGTTGCTCCTGCAGGTGGTGCGTAATGGCTGAAGAGTTTGTCAACCTTTCCGGCCTCGAAGCCCTCGTCCAATCCCAGGAGGAGGGTATCGAGATCGAAATCCTGAATGAGCAGGCGAAGCCGATCGGCCTCAAGATCCGCGTCGTCGGACCGGATAGTGACCGGATGCAGAAGGCGGTGCGCGATGTTGCTGCGGAGTTCGCCAAGGCTGCGGCCGATCGCGAAAGCCTCGGAGAAGCGCGGGAAGATGACAGCGATGCCCGCATGGTCGCCATCCTCGCAAAGGCAACGATGAGCTGGTCGCCGAATCCGAAGATCGCGGGCAGTGTTGTGCCCTTCTCGGAGGAGAATGTCCGAAACCTCTACACCAAGTTCCGGATCATCCGTGAGCAGGTAGAGGTTCGCGCGGTTCGCCGCGGCTCTTTTACCAAAGGCTGATCGATCGGCTCTGCAAGCTTATCGTCGATCAGCACGAAGGTAAGAAGCTCGCTATCCCAGCCGCCGGCCAGCAGGTTTGGTGGTGGTTCCGCGAGCTGGACAGCCAGCGCACAGGGAACGGCTACGGGCCCAACGCCCTTGGGTTTCAGGCAATTGGAGAATGGGCGAGGCTTCGCGGCCTCGTCCTCAAGCAGTGGCAGCTCGATGCCATTCTAGCGATGGACCTGAAGCGCCGCGAGATCATGGCGCCAAAGGATGAGCCAGAGCCAGAGAAGCCGAAAGTCTCAGAGCGTCCGCTCTCCGCGCGTCTCTTCGATGCGCTGTTCCCAAGCAAGAAGTGATAGCCGATGTCTGAAGCTACCCTTGGTTTCAAGATCGACAGTTCGCCGGCCGTCAAAGGCGCGGCTGACCTCGATCATCTGACGGCAGCCGCTGGCCGCACTCAACAGGCTGTTGGCCAGCTCGAGAACGAGGTCGAGCAGCTCGGCGGCGCGCTTGGGAAGGCAGGGCAGGGCGCTGGCAAGCTCAAGCCTCCGATCGATGCTCTCGGCCGCTCGTTCGGAGCGCAGGATGAGCATGTGCGCGCCTTCCGCATGGACGTCGAGCGGCTCACGCTGAAGTATCAGCCGTTGGCGAAAGCCACGCGAGATTACGAGGCGTCGATTGGCGAAATCCAGCGGGCGCACAAGCTCGGCGCCATCTCGGCACAGGAGATGACGCAGGCGCTCGACCGCGAGCGACAGGCCTATGAGCGGCTGAAGACGTCGGCGACGGCCGCCGGCGCTGCGGTGAAGGCTGCGAACACGAACCGACCGGGCGGGCAGGGCTTCAACTCTGCCAATGCTGCGTTCCAGTTTCAAGACATCGCCGTCACGGCCGCCATGGGCATGAACCCGCTCATGATCGGCCTGCAGCAGGGCACGCAGCTTGCGTCCGTTCTCGGGTCGATGGAGCGGCCGGTCTCTGGTCTGGCCTCGGCGTTCGCATCGCTCATCAGCCCTGTTTCGCTGGTCACGATCGGATTGACCGCCGGCACCGCCGCGCTCGTCCAGTATTTCATGACGGCCGAAAGCGGGACCGACAAGACGAGCAAGCTATTCGAAGAGCAGAACGATCTGATCCGGCGCGCGGCCGCTCTCTGGGGCGACGCTGCACCGCAGCTGAAGGCCTACGTCGACGAGCTGGACCGCGCCGACAAGATCACTCAGGGCCGGGAAGCAGGAGAAATTCTGGCTGGCCGGGAGCTAGAGGGCCTCGGCGAGGAGTTGCAGGGTGTCAACCGGCAGTTCTCCGAGGCGGTTCGCGGCCTCCGGAGCATCGACGCTGACCCCGCATTCATCCGGGATTTCTCGCAGGCCTTCGGTGACCTGCGCGAGCGCCTTGACGAGGGTACCGCATCGATAGCGGACATCAACAACGCCCAGCGCTTCTTGTCTGAAGCGGTGGACCGGTATGGCATTAAGTCCGTTCTCGGGTTCCGGGACGCCTTCGACCTCATCACCAAGTCAATCCGAGATAGCATCGAGGCTTCACGCGAAGCGCGCGCTGCTTGGATTGCGGGCATCGCGGGCGCCGATAACGTCCAGGACATCATCTCCGGATCGTTCTTCACCGAAAACGGTAGGACGATGCGCACCGCGGACTTCACGCCGCGCAACCCGGGTGTTCCCACCAGCCGACCGAATATCGAACTGAGCGGCGATCCGGACGCCACGACCATCCTCAACTCCGATGGTCGCCTGACATCCGTGCCGGTACCAGGCCAGAAGCCGAACTTCTTCGAACTCGAAACGCAGAAGGAGAAGGTCGACGACGTCACCAAGGCATACCGGCAGGCCGCCGAGGCGAAGGCTGACTTCTGGCTCGACATCTCGTTTCAGGAGCGTCAGGCGGAACGCAGCGCCATCGATCGGCAGGTAGCCACCACGCTCACCCGCTACGGCTTCAATGAGGACCTGAATTCCCCTGAGGCCAACGCAGTTCGCCAGGGCCTGCGCCGTGATGAAGCGAAGGATGCCTTTAAGGGCTTCTTCGACGGCATTCACCAGGAGGCATGGGCGAACGGCGGCAAGATCGGCGATGCAATCGTCAAGTCGGCTTTGAACGCTGCGCAGAAGGCCAGCGAAAAGGCTTGGGATGCCATCTTTGATCAGCTGGCTACCGCTGCGGCGAACTGGTTGACCGGCGGCTCTAAGGCGGGTGCCGGAGCCGTGTCTTCCGGGTTCAACGCGACCACAACGTTCGGGTCATTTCATGGCGCAAACGAAAACAAGACATTTGCCGCTCCGGTTGGTGCCGTCACCCGAGGCGCTCTGCCTCCGACGACCGAGATCGCAAGCTATGTTGCAAAGGCGGCAGCCGCTCGGGGCATTGATCCGGACATCGCCCTGCGGGTTGCAAAGTCTGAGGGCGGTCTCAACAGTTGGAACCTACAGTCGAACTACGTCAAGAACGGAGTTCGGGAGCCGTCGTTTGGGCCATTCCAGCTCTACAAGGGCGGCGGTCTTGGCAACAAGTTCATGGCCCAGACGGGACTTGATCCGGCCGACGCGTCGGCTGGCCCAGCCGGCATTGATTTCGCACTGGACGAGGCCAGGAAGAGCGGCTGGGGGGCATGGTATGGCGCCAAGAAGGCTGGCATCGGCAACTTCGAGGGCATCGGGACCTATTCCGGAGGCGACAGTGCGGTTGATGCGGTCACCAAGCTAGGAGAAGCATCCAAGAAAACCGCCACTGGCCTTGATGCGCTCGGGCAGGGTGCCGGCGGCCTCGGTCAGACGCTGGCCAGCATTCCGCAGGCTCTCATGGCCAACGGCGGCGGCTCCGGCATTCTCAGCAGCCTCACAAAGTATGGAATGGGCCTCTTTTCCGGTTCAAGCCAGTTTGCCAGCGCTTGGATGAAGGGAGGCATTGGCCTCTACGCCAACGGCACGAACTATGCACCTGGTGGCTTGTCGGTGGTCGGCGAGCGCGGTCCGGAGCTCGTCAACCTCCCGCAGGGCTCGGGCGTCATGAGCAATCACAAGCTCATGCAATCCTTGAACGACAACAACAACCAGCGTTCCAACGATCCGGCGAACCTCAACGTCAACGTCATCGGTGCCAACGGTGATGAGCACGTCCGGGCCCTTGTGCGGCAAGGCGTTGGGCAGGCTCTGTCTCAGTATAACGAGCAGCAGCGGCGTGTTGGGTTCGGGGAAACGCAGAAGCGGTTTGTGGCTCAGAAAGGCTGATCGATGGCAGTTTACATCAACCAGCCGACTGTGCCGATCATGTATCTACGGCCGACCCGCGCGAGTTTCGACAATCCCGGGTCGGCGATCGACGGAGGCGTCAATGGCGTCGGGGAGTCGATCAGCATCGAGACCAGCGGCGGCGGTATCGTCACTGCGGTCTATGAGCGGTGCGTGCTACAGGCCGAAGACACGGAGCGGCACGAGGTCATCAACTGGCTTGGGGCACGCGGGAACGGCGGCTATCGGTTCTTCAACGTGCCCATAGTCAATGACGGGATTGGACCGTTCCCGATCATCAACGGCAAGAAACGGTCGATCATCAAGGGCATCCCACATTCCGACGGTTCGTTCTTCACTGACGGGTCAGGGTATAGCCAGGCGACCGTCTACGGCGAAGTGACAGAAGCGGCGGCGCTCGGCGCCGGCATCCTGAAGATGCGCGTCTATGGCGCTGCTAGGCCGCTACGCTGGTCGGATTGGTTCTCGATCTATCACCCGACCAAAGGGTGGCGCGCCTATCGATACTGGGAGGTCATCTCTAAGACGAGCGAAACCAACCCGATCTACACGCTTGCTATCGCTCCTCCTTTGAGGGAGGCCGTGACGGTCGGAACTCGCGTCGAGCTGGCGCGGCCGATGTGCGTCATGAAGTTCCCCAGGGGTTATACTTTGCCGTGGGATTTTGAAGGCTGGTATCACTCCCGCCCCACGCTTCAGTTTACGGAGGCGTTCTGATGGAATTCATCCCATCGAACATCGTCGAGGAGATGCGCGGTAGCCATCAGCTAGGCATCTTCCTCAGGGTCGATACGGATCCTGCTTTGCATCTCTGGTTCGGCATCAACGATATCCCGGCCAATTTCGACAGCATCGACCCGACAGGAACAGTCTATCTCGGCGGCGGCCGTCTAATCGGGGTGCCGACGCTCGAGGTGCTGGTCAACGGTACCGCGGACAGTGTCGAGTTCACCCTCTCAGGTCTCGATCCCACGACCTCGGCGAAGATGCTCGACAGCCTGCCGCCTGTGCGCGGCGCCGCCGTTCAGATGGGGCTGACGACGCTCGATCGGTACTTCCAGCCGATGAGCAGCATCATTCCGATCTGGACCGGGACCGCGTCACACACCGGAGAGGTGAGCCCGCCAGTTGAGGAGGGCGACAGCCCGAGCATTACGCTTTCGCTTGCCGTTGTGACCGGCGAGGCAACCAGGTCCCGCGGCGCGCGCTCGGTCTGGTCGTCTCCTCATCAGAAGGCGATCTCTGAAACCGACAAGTTCTGCGACGGCGTAAGCCGGCTCGCCAGAGGCGTCCAGCCGGTTTGGCCAAACTTCCAAGGATAGCCATGACCTTGCAAGAGTTTCTTGCCCTGCCACACCAGTTCCGGTGGGGCGGGGTTGCTGGCGATGACTGCACGACCTTCTGCGGAACGTGGCTGCGCGAGAGCGTCGGCGTCGATCCTGCGGAAGCCTATCGCGGCGCATACAACACGGCGGAAGGCGCTCACGACATTCTGGCAACGGCCGGCAGCCTCGTGGCATTCGCCGCGGCGGCCCTTGAGCCGCTCGGCTTTGTGCGGACCGACGATCCGCAAGACGGCGATGTCGGTATCGTGCTGGCACCTTCGGGCATGGATGGCGGCAAGGAAGTCTGCGCCATTCGCTTCGGCCCGCTCTGGGCTCTGCTGGCGCCGTCCGGTGTCATCGCCAAGAAACTTGATCACGTTGCAGCCTGGCGCACGCCGGATGGAGAACGCATAGGATGAGTTTCCATCGCCGCATGATGCTGCAGCGCTATGGGCTGGGCTGCACGACGTCGCTCTACAGCGAAGTTCTGTTTGATCCGATCTTCACGCCGATCTTCACTGCCGTCCTTGGTACCGGCGGGTTTGCCATCGGCGCCACCACGATCACGTATGCGTCGATCGCGTCGGCGATCGCAACGACGGCTATCTCGATCGGCCTGCAGGCGCTTCTGGCGCAAGCACCGAAGCCACCAAAGCCGGAAGACGGTAGGGCACCGCTCAACCAGGCAATACCGTATCGCATCTATGCCGTCGGTCGCACGCGCGTTGCCGGCGCGCGGATGATGTGGGAGGCTAAGGGCTCGAACCTCTATTCAGTCCAGGCCATTGCCGGCCATCGGATCAAGTCGTTCAACCGGTTCTATCTGAACGACGATGAGGTGACAGTCGTCGACAACGTCGTGACGCCGCTGACGACGGGCGGTAGGTATGGGGCGGGTTCGGCTAATGTGCGCCTTTACACTCGCCTCGGCGCCACTCCGGAAACGCCATATGCCGAGCTTGTCTCGGAACTGGGTGCGGATGGCATCTGGACCAACGATCATCGAGGAGACGGTCAGGCGTCGCTCGCCATGCGGGCTCACAATGCAGACGCTCAAGATCAGCAGACGGCGTTCCCCTACGGCGCGCCGTCGCCGTCGGCGGAGATCGATGGCGCCTATTGCTGGGACTTTCGCGATCCGGCACAGAGCCCGACCGATCCGAGCACTTGGACGTGGACCCGCAACGCGGCCATCATTCTGGCGTGGCATCTCTGCTTCAACGAGTTCGGATTCGGTCTCGATTATCAGAAAGCGCTCCTGCCGGTTATCGACCTCTGGAAGGAGGAAGCCGACATCTGCGACGAGGATGTCCCTCTCGCCGGCGGCGGCACGGAAAAGCGCTACCAGTGCAACGGCTGGGATACCACCGAGAACGGTCCGAAGTCGGGGCTGAATGCGATCCTCGCCACCTGCGACGGTCATCTCGTCGCCCGCGGCGACGGTGCGCGCATCCTCACCGTCGGCAAGTTCCGCGAAAGCAGGACAACCACGCTGACCGATGCCGACATCGTCGGCCACAACGTCCAGTACGGTGTTCTTTTCGAGGACGAGTGCAATCGGCTCGTGCCGAAGTTCACCTATCCGGCGACGAACTACACGAGCTGCGACACGGACTTCTTCGAGGATATGGCCGCTCAGATTTCGGCTGGCCGCGTCCTGACGATGGAGGGCAGTTACGAATGGTGCCACCAGTGGCGGCAAGCACGTCGGCTCGGCAAGCGAGATTGGCAGCGCCAGCGCCAAGAGGTCAAGGGTAGCCTTGATGTCCGGCTTTCCGGCATTAACGCCGTCTATGCGAGGTGGGTCCGGTTGGACGCGCCTAAGCGGTTGCCGAAGCTCGACGGGAAACTGGTTGAGAACCGCCGATCGATCGTAGCCCTCACGAAGGGCGGCTTCACGATGGACTTCATCGAGCATCCCGAGGGCATCGACGACTGGAATCCAGCCACGGAAGAGGGGCAGCAGCCGCCGGTACCTCCGGCCGTCAATGCTTCCAACATTCCCACTCCGGTTATCAACCTCATACAGGCGAAGGCCAACGGCGGCAGCGTCTACATCCGCGTCGTCATTATCGATCCAGAGGATGGGAGTTTCACGCCGGTCGTACGCTACAGGGTAGCAGATGCAGACGGCCTCGGGACACCGGGCGCCTGGGTGGAGCAACAGAACCCAAGTGCGGACCCATCCGGCGGATACATTGACCTGTCGACCGGGAATGTTCCAGCGGACAAGGTTCTTGAAATTCAGGTGGCCTTCATAGTGTCCAACCGGAGGTATTCGAATTGGTCGGTAACCGAAACTGTCACATCAACTGCTGATCCGACGCCTCCGGGTATTGTCACCTCGCCAAGTGTGACAGGTGGACTTGGCCAGGCAACCTTCAACTGGACCGCGCCCAATAGCAGTAATTATGCGGGCGCCAAGATATACTGGAACGCCGTCGATAACTTCGGAACCGCGAGCTACGCCGGCCCACCCGAGTACGGCGCTCCCAGCAGCGCGGACTCGACGGTCCGGTCGTTTGCCCCTGGCACCTATTACGGCTGGATTGTCTCTATCAACCGCTCCGGCATCGAAGGTTCGCCGGTAGCAACGGGCTCCTTCACCGTCTCCTGACGCTCTCTTTCATCTCCTCCTAGGCCCTGGCGCATCGCCGGGGCGCTTTCGCATCGGAAACATCATGGTCGAACTCGCCGCAAATATCTGGGCTGATGGTCCTTCCTCTGATCCGTATGAGCCTGACAAGGCGCAGATCCGTGCGTGGGGCAGCTGGGTTGAAGGCATAATCACGGCCTTCACCTCGAGTGGCGGCCTGATTTACGACGCGCGCGCAGAGTTGTTCGCGGACGTCTCTTTTAATGAGAAGCGAATGGCCTGGGTTATTGACGACCCGAACGTTGAGTATATCGGCGTATACGGGTTCGACCCTGACACCGACACGTGGGAGCGGAAGTCGGATCTGCCATTTTCGTTCATCGTGGCGAACGATGCCGGAGCCGGCACACCTGTCGCAATTCAAGCGACCACCGCCATTCCGGTTTCTGGATCTGCGCTGGTTTGGATGGAAGTCGCCGAGACGAACACGGGTAGCCCCGTAACCGTAGCATTCAACGGCGGCGCTACGCTGACGATCAAGACGAACAGCGGCAACGACGTCGCGGTCGGTGGCCTGACTGCCGGCATGATCGTCATGGGCATTGTGTCCGGCTCGACGTTCCGACTGGTGAGCGATCAAGCGAGCGCAGCGATTGTCGCGGCTTCTGAGGCTGCTCAAGCGGCTGCCGAGGCGGCTGCTGCAAGTGCCAACATCCGGTACGCCGCCACTCGTGCAGCGCTCAAGGCGTACAACACCAACGTGACGACTCTGGCCTTCCTCGGGGAAGCAGGTCGCAACGGTCTGTATGAATGGACCGCAGGCCACTTTTCCGCGCAGATCGCGGCCGACACTGCCGAGGCTGTTTACATTAAAGCCGACGATACCGCCGCAACCTCGGGTGCCTGGGTGCGCATTTCCTCCAGTGATGTAAGCGCGTTCGGCTCATCGCCTACTTCAGACAGTTCCCCGGCCATTACGGCAATGGCAGCGCTTCTTGGCTACGTTCGCTTCCCGGCCGGTAACACGCTCATTGATGCGAACCTTACGATAGACGCGCCGGTCTACTTCGCTGATGGAGCCTACGTCACCGCTGCAGCGACAAGAACGGTGACCATCACCGAAGTCATCGACAGCCCGAAGCAGCACATCTTCAGGGGGGATGGAAGCTTCATCCTGGCGCATGACAGCGACAGTGGCGAACCCGCAAGGCAGGTCCATGCCTCGTGGTTTGGTGCGTTCCCTGGAAGCAATACCGTTGACCAAGCGCCGGCCATCCAGAAGGCCTTCACGGCGATGGGGAACTCGCGCGAAAGCAAAGTGGAGTTCGATATCGGCAACTACACCATGATGACTGGTGTCACGCTAACGCGTGGCGGATGGGTTATGGGCAGCGGCAATCGCCGAACTGTCTTCCTCGTGAAAGGTGACGGTTTCGATGTGTTCGCGACCGGACACACAGCCTGCCGTTTCTCCGATATTCAGTTCGAGAACCACCCCGACAACGTTTCCGCCAGGACAAGCCCCTTCATCCGCATCGAGCACGACTTCTGCGTGATCGAGAACGTTTTTGCGCAGGAGGCGTTCAATCAGATCATCGTGGGCGAGGGTGGGAATAACTGCGCCATCCGCGAACTCAACATGGTGTGGCGGACATACCCGTTCACTGCTGGTTCGTCCGGTATTCTCGTGCGTGGCTCTGGTTGCAACATTAGCGGAGTGTATTCCAACTACTCATCTGGAGGCGGCCCAGAGTCACTGATCGCTGTAGGAAAGGGCGCCAGCGGGAACGTATCCGCCCCACGCATCAACAATGTGAGCTACATCTGCGCCTCGACAGGAGTTTTGGTGCATGGCGACAGCATCATTGTTTCGCGCGGGCAGATCAATGATATCAATTATCGTGGCGCAACAGGTAATGCACCGCAGGCAGTAAAATTCCTAACCTCTGGATCCGGCGGCATTTTTGGCTTTTCGGTTGACGATGTCACTATCAACGGCACCGCCACTGCAGACATTACGTTCCAATGCAACGGCAGCGGCGACCTGAAGCAGATCACCGTCGACAATGTGTTCAGTTCCGGCGCGACCGGCAACGGAATCGAGTTCATTAGAACGGCTGGCTTGCTGTCGGATATAGTTATAGGGGCGACTGTTAACACGCGTTCGCGCGCAAGTCCGTTCTTCTTCTCGGGCAGCAATACCGGCATCCGCATCGACCCTAGGGCGATGGTCGGCGGGAACGTTGCTGAAGTGTATTTCAGAGGTACTGTGGCCGATGACACAGCATTTCAAATTGTTCTCGGTCGGCAAATCTTCTCAGGCCTGGCCATAGTGACTGCTGGCAGTTTGGAGATGGGTATTTTTGGCATTCGTGCCGCATCGTCTCCAGCCGCATCAGGAAACCGCATCACCGACGCAAACGTTGTCGCCGTAACCACAGCCCTTACGGGCACAACGGGCACAGATGGCAATATTACTCTCGGTGTTCAGGATGGTGTCTTGTACGTCGAGAACCGTGTTGGCAGTTCGCAGAATATGAGCCTCACCGTGATGGGAGCCTAGCATGAACGGATGGCTACCGATCGAGACGGCGCCGAAGGATGGGACGTGGATATTGGTTTACGAGCCGACAGAAGACGCCCCCAGTTGTCATGTAGTCAGGTGGGGAACGCCTGAGTGGGGCGGAGGGAGAGCACGTGGGTGACGATGCCTGGGGCCCGAATCCGGACACGTATGACGCAGACGACGCCACTCATTGGCAACCCCTGCCGGCCTCACCGTGATGGGCGCTTAGTGGCGCCCGCCTCTGGACAGGAAGATCTCTCTCGCAAGTTCTTCGTCTGTCATGGCGTCTGGATTTAGCGGGTATATGTCCCGGTCGTCGTCATCATCGGGGGATGTGACGGTCGGAACGAACGCTGGTTCCGTGAAATGAAGATAGGCAGCAGCTATAGCCGCGCAGGCTCCGGCCATTCCAGTCGCAAGGCAGGCAGACAAGGGAAGGGACAAAACAAACCCGATGGAGGCTCCGGCAAGGAGGCCCGCGCCCGCTTGCCAGGCGCGATCCTTCCACCGATTGCGGACGAGATACTTCAGAAATTCATCGTTGTCCATTTCGTCGGTGCGAGCCTTCACTTGCAGTATCCTCTGCCGCTACGCGGGCTTCTTCCTCGGGAAAAGAACCCGGCCCACTTGCCTGTAAGCTGGACTTTTCAGGTCCTGGAAAAATCTGACCGGATCACGATTGTATTTCTCAATATCTTTAGCATTGCCTAATAGACGTATGAAGGGGCGCACGACAGGAACAAGTGGTCGGCGCAAGACCGGAAGTCGCGCAGGGCTGCGCGAACTTGCTACCGTCTTTGGCTGCTCACTTGCCTTCATTGTCGGCCCGCCTACCTTTGGACGGGCGCGGTCAATCGCCTCCTTGCCGCCAAAAGACGAATATAGTGGGCTGTCAAGGGAAGCCTCCGCCGGTACGGCCCCGAAGAGAACGGGCTCATCCGTCAGCATTCTGATGCTTCGGTATCTGATGCGAGATGCGGCAAGGAACTTCTCATAGCCGTTGTCCCGCTCAATGTAGATGGTCTCGCCAAACGAGTAGAACTTGGTGGTCAGGTAGTGAATGAAGCGGAGGGTCGCTTCTCGGTCATATATCACGCCAGCTTGGATCTTCGCGGCGGCCTCGTCGATCGATCGAACGCTGGTCGCGAGTCCTTCGGACGCATAGAACGCTTCTCCGCACGCGATAACTGGTTTGCCGAATGCAAGCGAGAGAAGTCCGACGCCTGAGTTGAGCAGCATAACGGAGTGCGCGAGGTCAATCAGGTCGTGCACGTGAGCATCGTCGGGAGCGAAGATCACGCCTGGAATATTGGGGCGGTTGAGTTCGGCGGGATGCTTCTTTACCACGACGGCCCATTGCGATGGGTCGAGCTTCGCGGCCAATTCCGCAACCCAATTGAAGAAGTTCTCGTAAGGACCGACCTCCGCACCGAAGTACCTCGTAACCGTATCATTGGGCCGCTGCAAGGGAACAAACAGAACCTTTCGGTCCCCGATGCCGAAAACATGACGCCAGTGATCCGGCGACTTGGGGGTGCCGTTTTTTTCGAGGGTTTCAGCGTTGGCCTTAAGTGAGCGAATGTAGGAGATGACGTCCTCGCGCTCGTCTTCGGTCAACGGGTTATCCCAATGCTTCCGGTCATAGCTCGAGCTATCCGCATTGAACCCGTTCGGATCGAAGAACCACGAATGCGGCAATGCGCCTCTGTCGTGCACCCAATAGGGAATCTTCTCCCGGCGCGCGGCGTTATAGAGGCGTAGCCGGTGTTCGTTGCCGTACGGATTCAGGAAGAAGACGTTGGTGAAGCCTTCCGCCTCGATCGCGTCGAGAAATGCATGCTCATCGGCGAATACGGTCTCATCAAAAACTGAATACTGGCCGAGCAGCGGGAGTGCCTGACGCAAAGTTTCAAGAGCCGTCGATGACGGGCGGCAAAGTACGAGCGTCTTACGCCCGGCTGTACGGTCCGACAAAGCGCCGGGCTGTTTTCCGGATTTGTCGAATTCCTTCATCATCTCGCCGAGGAGGGTAAAGTTTCGCTCGGTCTGCTTGTAGCTGACGGCATTAGCGCCCTGGTTGACGCTGTTTACCTCCCGCCGAGGATGCCAGAGATGAACCATATAGATGCCACGAAATGCGACTTCGTAGGCGTACAGCGACAGGTATGCCCGGAAACCGACGTAGTCTTGCATCTGGTTGTTCTTGGTATTCCGGTAGTAGTCGAGCGGTTTGCGACCAACCGGCCTGTATGATGCCAGCCGGAGTTTCACTTCGTAGTCCTCGGCGCCATGACCGTGGAAAATCGGGCTCGTTCCGCCGATCGATAGGTAGTGCAATCGGTTCACGACGATGGTTGAGCCTGAGTAGGCCATGAATAAGATGAACTGCTTTTCGCCGCGGATAATGTGATAGTGGAATAGCGAGTCCGCGTCGTAGGGTTGGTTCCTCGCGTGTATCTTCTGGTATTCCTCGACGCCCTCAAAGGTCAGGAAGGCGATTGGCACGGCGAAGAAATCATAGGCGTTTATGTCTATGCGCCGAGCGCGCGCCTCCTTGTGGATCTTCTCATACATGTTTGGACTGGCGAGGCAGTCCACATCATTGAACATGATCACCGGGGACGTTGCGTTTTGCGCGCCGATGTTCCTCGCTATGCCCGCGCTAAACGGCTCGGCATCAGCTTCGACACGGACGAGTTTCGCATGGTTGAAATTGGCCACCAGAGCCGCCAAATCGGCCGCTGCTTTCAGCGGACTCCCATAATCAACAACGACGACTTCAAACCGGTCTGCGGGAGCATTCCGAATGAGCTTTTCCAGCCTCGGCAGGCCCTCAAAGAGAGCTTCGCTGAGGCGCAGCGGAACGATGATGGAAATCTTCATGGTGCAAGAGTCCTGCAGGTCGAGATTCGCGTCAAAGTGGTCTGTCAGATTGAAGGCGAGTGGGAGCGCAAAAAGGCGCCCCAACTAGAGAATGTCAACCCTCAAAACTGCAGGGCTGCAATCACGATCTGTAGGAAGCTTGGATTTCATGGCGCAAGCTCCAGTATTCTCAGGCTCTCTTGAACATCGTTGAGCGGCAGCTTTTCGATGACGGCCATATCTCGATCCCACCATTTGGCGGCCAGGAGGCGAGAAATCGTTTCTTCGTCGAAGCGATATTTGACAACCTTCGCAGGGTTCCCGGCCACAATCGCATAAGGAGGGACATCCTTCGTTACGACTGCCCCAGCCCCGATCACCGCACCGCTGCCGATGGTAACGCCTTTGAGGACCAGGCACGATGCCCCGAACCAAACATCATTACCAATCTCGATGTTAGCCCCGCGGCTTCTGCTTGGAACGCGCGTCAACGGCACCAGTTCTGCTGTCTGGGCCACATGATCGTCAGGAAACCAGTTTCGAGAGATTCGGAAGAAGCCGGTCGATAAGTAATGGATGGGATGTTCGGCGCCGCCGATCTGACAGTTTCGAGCGAATGTCACAAAACGGCCGATCCGCACGCCGTCGAAAATGCAGGTGTTGTTGTTTATGAAACAGTACCTGCCGATACGGTCGGCCATGACCGCGCAACCCGCTCCGACGTGTATGGGGTCTTCTACAATGGTCTTCTGCTTTATCGAAGCGGATTTCGCGATCGTTGAAGTCGAGCCTGCCATTTATTGCGTTCCCTGAACAAAGAACGCCCTGTTACCACACTCGTACAATGAGGCAACGTGAAATCAGGTGTCTGGGTCTGTGCGCCCTGCTGATGATCCGTTTCCTTCATTTGGTTCTATCTCAACCGCAAATCAGGAGACCACATGGCTCGGGAAACCCTTCCCGTCGCCCTCGAACTCATGTTCGGGGATGAGGGCGGCCCTGAAACCATCCTTGTTGCGGAGCGTTTGGATTTTAGGGGCAGCCCTGAGGAGGAGTGCGATGCGTCCGGTCGAGCGAGTGAAGTTAATAGAATGGACGGCAGCCCTCGCCGTAGTCGCTTTCGTCGCGGCGTTTATCGTGTCGTTGCTGCCTTGAGGATGTCAATTCACGCAAGTCCCGAGAATTGCCGCTGCTTCCGAATGTAAGCGATTGCCGCGGCCTCAAGGCTTTTGCATTCCGCCTCGAATTTGAGCAGGGCTTCGTGGTCTTTGTCTGCTGAGCATCGAAGGACATCGCGCCGCAAGCAAGCGCGCTCGTATTCCTCGCACATCTTGAGAAATGCGGGGCTCTGCATCATCCACGTGCTGCGACGCAGATCCGGCGCTGCCAAAAGCAGCCGCGACATTCCTGCCTTCTTCACATCCATGCTGGCGCTCGCTTTTATCGCCGAGCTAAGCCGTTCAACGGACGTCGTTAGGAAAAAGTTCCCCGCGGCACATCGATAGCGCCGGACGGCCGTCGTAACCCCAAACCTCCCCCAGTCACAATCAGGAGACTTCAATGAGCGCTATCACCGCTCAGCACGTTCGCGCTGCCGCAAAGGGCAGGGTGAACGAGAGCAACCTCGCGTCCGTGCTTGTGGCGCTGGACAAGTACGGCGACCGATTCGGCATGGATCGGCCGCATCGCCTTGCGCAGTACTTTGCTCAGCTCATGCATGAGAGCGGAGACTTCCGTTATGATCGCGAGATCTGGGGTCCGACGCCGGCGCAGCAGCGCTACGACACGCGCACCGATCTCGGTAACACGCCGGAGAAGGATGGCGACGGCCATCGCTACCGCGGCCGCACCGGCATGCAGCTGACGGGCAAGGACAACTATCGCCAGTTCCGCAACTGGTGCCGCGCGGCCGGCCTCGACTGCCCAGACTTCGTCAAGGATCCGGATGCCGTCAACGCCGATCCTTGGGAAGGACTAGTGCCTTTGTTCTACTGGGACACCCGGGATCTGAACCGTTGGGGCGATGAGGGCGACGCCGAGACCATCACGAAGAAGATCAATGGCGGCAAGAACGGCTTGGCCGACCGGTTTGACCGGCTCGCCAGGATCTCGCTCGTCCTGCTCGGCTATCGCGCCGACAACGTCCTTCAGTTCCAGGCCGACCAGCGCCTCCAGGTGGACGGCGACGTTGGCCCGAAAACGCGCGCTGCCATGCATACGGCGCTGGTGGCGCTCACCCCGGGCGAAGCGGCACGGCCGGAGGTCAAAGTCGCGCCGGTGACCGAGGAGAAGCCGGTCCCGGTTCCCGTCACGCCTCCCAGTCTCGATGCCCCGTGGTGGAAATCGAAAGAGGTCATCGTCCCGGCCGTCAGCGGCGGCGGCGCGTCGATCGTCACCGCGATCGGCGGCATCCCCTGGCAGAACCTGCTCATCCTCCTGCTCGCGCTCGGCGGCATTGCCGGCTTCCTCTACTGGCGCAAGAACGCCGATCGGAAGGCGGTGGCAAAGCAGGTCGAGGGGATGGCGTGATGTTCTCCACTCCTCGCCTCCTCGCAGCTGCAGCAGCTATCGCTGTTGTCGTTGCCGCCGTCGCCTGGATCTACCAGCAAGGTGGCGACGACGTTCGTCAATCCATCGAAAGGCAAAACAATGAAGCTGGCCGCACTGCGGACGATGTCCGCTATCGCTTTGACCTTTGCCCTCCAGGGATGTGGGACTTCGGCGCCGGCAAGTGTCGACGGACTGCGCCGGGTGGTGGGCACTGATCTGATCGGCGCGCGCGGCGCGACACCGGCAGATCAGCGGAAGATAGACCGGACCGTGGTCGGCATCTGCGCGGCGGCGGTTTGGACGAAAGCGGAATGCGCCCGCCACGGCGAAGCGCAGCAGTAAACCACTCCAGCATTGCATACGAGGGGCAGGGCATTGGCTGAAACACAGGAAACCGAAAAAATGGTCACAACTCCGAAATGGAGGTTTGAATATAACCTCAACACCCTGGTGATCCTGTTCGGCTTTGCCGGCGGCCTCGTAGCCTGGGGCGCGACCTGGGAGAGGGTAAACGCCAACCAGGATTCGCAGGCTAATTCCATCGATCGCCTCGACAAGCGTCTGACCGCAGCCGAAGTCTCGCTACGGCAGATTGACAATCACGAGCTGCGGATCTCTGCTGTTGAAAAGCAGGCCGCCGAGGCCGCGACCTCGATGCGCGCGGTAGAGAGCACGCTCAACAATCTCAGCTCTGACATGAGGCTTGTTCGGGAAATACTGCAGAGATTGGAGGGGGACGGGGGCCAGCGTGATTCTCTCCGGCGGTGATTAGGGCGCGGCGATCACAGTCGTCGCGCCCGCTTGGATTGGAGCCCGGTTCCTGAACCTCAGGTGATCAAGAAATCCCCTGCAGTGATCGCGATGTTCGCGGTGAGCGTAGCGAACTGCACGGAACCGCCGGCGCCGTCCCCATCCGCGTCGTAGAACAGGTTGCCGGTGTCGCTCTCGTAGATAATGCGGTCGTCTGCGTCAGCGGCGAGGCCGGTCGTGTTGCTGGCAAATTGCGCCGCTGTCAGCGCGCCCGTTCCGACGACTGCAGTAAAGATGCCGTTCTCCAACCTGATCGTATCGTCAGCAACAACGAAGTCTACTATTGTGTCGACGTTCGATGATGCATTGAGAGCGGTGTTAAAGACAAACAGGTCCTGTCCAGCCGAGCCGATCAGAGTGTCGTTTCCAAGGGCGCCATAGATGTGATCATCGCCTGCCCCGCCATCGAAGGTGTTAGCCGCGCTGTTTCCGGTCAGCAGGTTACCCAGAGCGTTTCCGGTCCCATTTATCGCACCACTGCCGATAAGCGTGAGACGCTCAACGCTTCCTTTTACAGCCGCAGTGTCGGCAAGGTTGAAGGAAATGCTTGACTGGACCACGTCTATGCCAGCACCGCTGTCTTGGTTCTCGTCGACGATATCGCCGGTGTTGTCCACCCAGTAGCTATCGTTACCCGAGCCCCCACGCATTGTGTCACCACCCCCCCATCCATTGAGAGTGTCTGCGCCAGCGAATCCTCGGAGGAAGTTGGAGGCTGAGTTGCCTATGATGGTGTCTTTGAGGCCAGTGCCTCGGACATTCTCGATGCCGGAAAGAGTATCCTGAGAGCCAAAGCCGTCTGTTGCAACTCCGGTTGTAAGATTAACGTTGACGCCCTTCGTCCCACCTAGTTGAAAGTCCCGGTCGTACCGGATCGTGTCTACTCCGGCGCCGCCACTTATCTTGTCTCGCCCGCCCAATCCCATGAAGGATTCACTGATTGAGGATCCGTTGATCGTGTCCGAGAACTGCGTGCCTCTGTATTCCTCGAAGTTCTGGAATGTTTCGGAGAAACCGAACTGGTCTGTTACGGTGCCATTCGTGGCGTTTAGACTGATGCCTTGAGTGGCTGTTGTTGCGCCGTAAGCGTCCTGGAAACTAAGAGCATCGAACCCATTTCCGCCGTCATACGTGTCGTCACCTTCGCCACCGGTGATCGTATCGTCACCGTCATTGCCATTCAGAATATCGTTGCCGCCGCGGCCCGAGATATCGTCGTCTCCGGCCGATCCGTTGATTGTATCGGCTCCGCTCATTAGCCAGTTTTCAAGTTTAGCGTTGTCGAATGCCGCCGCTGCGTCTTGGAAGAGTTCCAGTGAAAGGTTCAGACCGCTTATCGTTTGGACCAAAGTTGTTCCATTATTCAAGAGGACTTGGATCGAGGTGATTGTCCCTCCGACAGCGTCGCCACTAGAGTCAAAGCTGAACCCCGTGCCGACCAGCTTTAACTTGAGACCGTTGTCTAACCGATAAAGCACGTCTGTGCTGGTCGTAGTTGATCGTGCCGACTCGCTCATGTCCACGAGTTCGCCGAAAGTGGGGTTGACGCTGACGCCGCTCAGAGGTGGGTTATATTGGCTGGGATAGAGTCCGCCTGGAAAATGATACGTAACTGTTGCCATGATTTCCTCCGGGTGCCGGGAGTTTCCGGCCAAAATGACTGTGGGTATAAATAAAAAAAGATGCATTGCGGCAATATAGTTACCAGAGGTAGCAGAATAGCTTGTCCTTGTCGATCACCCAATCGGGTGAGCATTCCTCGAATGGAGTAGACGCATCGACATAAACAGGGCGTAGGTTAAGATTAAGACGACATGGGGAAAGAGGCATGAACAACACAAAAACGACTTGCGCGATCGACGTCGTCATCGGCTCAAACATCCGCCGGGTTCGGGAGCTGGCCGGAGTGTCCCGGAGGGGATTAGCAAAGGCGGTCGGTGTCTCTTGGTCGCAGTTAAAAAAATGCGAGGACGGACAGAGGAGGATCTCCGCAGGAAGCATCGTCGCTGTGGCCAGGGCGCTTAATTGCGACCTCGACGAGTTCTGGAAGGACATCGATGTCGTGGCGCCCTTGTTGTTCAGTCCAGTGCCAAGCGCTGAGGCCATGACGGTGGCACAGAACTTCGATAGGATACGTTCACCTGCCAAACGAGCAGAGATCGCGAAGCTGATTGCCACGTTTGCCGAGGCTGGAGCTCTCAAGTCGGCGGCGGAATGATCCTGCTAAAGCCGAGTCGGGCCCAAAGGAGAGAAGAATTCAGGAATCGCCGCGATTAGCATCCGCCTATCTCGCTGGGTGCGCCGAGCGGCCGAGTTGCACTCTAAGTTCATCAGCATCGTATATCCTAGTGAACCGATCCAATCCGCCGACGCGCTCCAATGCGCGATGCAGATACGACTCCATTGGGGGCGCGGTGTTCTTATTGTACCCGGACAATTCGAACTTTTTATGCCAGAGATGGAGGAGTTTAGACTCGTGCACGGCCGCTTCAACGCTTTCTCGCCCTTCAGGTAGTACGATCTTCCAGAAATCAGCGGGACGAACCGGATAATAATCAGCGATTGCACTGGCGAACTCTGCCAGTCCGGCCTCATTAAATTTTGCCGTGATCAACTGGGGGCCGATGGCACCCCACCCCTGGTCTAAGTCCACAACATCGCGCGCATGTTGAATCAAGTCCGCCAAGACAGGGTGTTCGCGAGGGAGCTTTAGAACTGCTCCGTTAAGCGCGAACCGGTGTTCTTTCGGGTACTGATACCCGAAAGCCATCTCATCATGTTGAAATTCTGGAGGTCTTAGGCAAATGAGGTCGGTGTCGATCCAACAACAGCCAGTTTGCTTGATTAACAAGTAGCGAAAGAGATTCGAGAATTTCGAGAATTCCACCTTTCCATCCGCGATATAGCGCCCGACCAAGCTCGTATCAGGGCAAATTTCACGCGCATCAGCCAAATCAATGCCGGGAGGAACTTTGATTTTGTCATCGTAAGAGTATAACCGAAGGCGGGCGCCGTGATACGGGAATGATGCAAGGCAACCATATGTTAGTCCATCGATGGGGCCGTGCCAAAAGGATACAAAGTCCGGAGTTTTCGGGCGTCGGATTATACCGGCGAGCCGGGCTAGAAAACTCATTCTGACGCCCATCCATCGCTTGAGGACTGCATTGGCCACCCTTTAGATTTCTCAAGGGTGTGATTGTCAAGCTTCGGCCGTGTCTGCGGCGGTAGCTGGCCCACCGCCCTATCGCCGGGGCTCTCTTATTAAGATGGCATTGCCGTCTCGGTTTTCACACTTCCCGCAGCGCATCTTCAGGGCGAGCCGAAGGACGCTCTGCCTCTTTCCGAAACGTGCGGTCAGCGCTGGCCGGTCGACCTTGGCAATGTGGCCGCAGCGCCGGCACTTGCAAAGAACGTCGCACCATTCGGGGAGGTTCGCAAAGGTAATCTCTTCTGGAGCGCCGGCTGGGGCCGCATCGCCAGCCGGCTCCTTCGAGAGACGGGCGGCTCTCCCGATGGCATGTCATATGTGAGCCTGCAGCGGTCGCGCTGGATGTTGCCGCTCTTGGGGCAACCGAGAGCCTTTGAAAATTCTGAGAGCAGCCCCGGCATGCTCCGGTCGCCGATCCGATCGAAAAGCTGTCGTGCGTCGTATTGCTTCTTTACCCCGCACTCGCATTTTATCCGGATCTTCGTCCACGCCAGAAGCTCCGAGAGCCACCATGCTCCGCCTCTAGGCATGCTTCAACTTCCATTCGGGCTGATGCTCCGCGCAAAACCACCGCGGCTCCTCTTGCCCCAAGGCAAAGCCGAGGCTGCCCCACTTCTTGCATCCAGCATGCTCGCACCAGTGCTCGTACACGACCGTTTCCTTGAATGTGCTCGCCCCGGCTTCATCACTCAT